AGTTCACGATCAATCAACGTCTGGATAATCGCTTGATCCTTCGACGCAGACGCGTTTGCCCACTCATGCGCGATGTTCGCGATCTCGCGAGTAGCGGATCGTGAAACACCGGTCCCGACATGGCGACGATGGAACACCTTGTCAATAACCGCTCCCCAGATGATGTGATTCCCGCAGATGTAGCGGTAGAGAATCCGCTGAATCGTGATCGCAGCAGCACCAACCTCGGAATTGCGTACCAGGATCCCGCGATACATGCCGTCAGTCGGACCAGAACCGGAAGGTGACGACGCGCTATCGATCATCGTCCCGGTGTTTCGCAGACTCGGATCGTTCACAATCGATCCGCCGTTCGTCAACACGAGGAAGGAATCCCGATCGCCACGGTACGCGCCTGCCGGTTCACCACTCCACGTTGGCGGCGTCGTCCACTTGGAATCCTGATCCATGATCTGTCGCGCGATCTGGCCGTATAGGTCCGCGTCCCACACACGGGAGTAGCTATCGGAGGTACATGCACGGATCGTCGGGAAGGGATTGCCGTTTGGAGCTTTGGCCAGGATCGACACTTGCGCGCCGGTCCCCGCTTCACGAATGCCAAAGTTCAGCGCGTCCGCGGCGATCGACGGAGGTAACGTCTTCACGTACCCGGCCGGTGCGCCCAACGTCCGGCAGGTCTGCCCGAACGCCCAATTGGTCATGACCGCGGTACCTTTGGGCGACGTCAGACCGATCGATTCGTGTCCGCCCAACATGACCGGCTCGAACCGCAGATCCTTGAGGTTGTAGTTGCACTCTTTCGAGTTCGCGCGTTCGTCAGCCGCGTTCGCGATCAGGGCTTCGACGGAAGGGAAACGTTCATCGGCTGGGCGGTTCGCGTACTGTGTTGCGGCTTGTGTAAGGTTCACTGATGCTGTCCTTTCGGCGCGGGGGAATCCCGCTACTTTAAACAAAGCAAGTACCCCGCCAATGGTAGAGCCGCTATTTTCTAGGGATTCTCCAGTGATACACCGAGGTAGTCTGATGAATCGCTGACTTTGTGGACACGTTCCGGCGATTACGTGAACTACCTCAGATCCTTCCGTGCGAAATTGCTCTGTATTTCCCGTGTTCCATAACGGCACAGCTTACGCATGTCTCGAAATAGACCATGCGGACACAGGACATTGATTCTCGATTCGCGAATCCCGAACCTTACCCGGCGTGTCTCACTGGCATGGTCATTGCACCAGCGCGACCGTCAGACACGACGGTACCTAAAACCCGCGAGGATGCCCCAGGACGCACGATCGAACCTGGATCGGTTAGACGCGCGCGCGCACACGAGCAACGGTTAGACGCGGGCACGGGGACGCCATGAACAACCGAGTACAGCAACGGTTTGATCGATCCATCCGCGATGCTGTGACCGTCACGAAACGCCGGAGGGTACCGCGACGCACGGTGACGGCGGGTGCGGGCACCAGTACCCGTACGACGATTCGCGCGCGGGACACAGAAAACCGGAAGGGGTGGACGCTGCATTTGGGTTCGGCAACCGGCGCAACCGTGTGTACAGGCAGAAGCCGGCACACGCAAAAAATCGGTCAGACGCGGACACAGGTACTCGATAACCGAGAGAGGACATGATGAATCCAGCAAGTGAACTGACACCACCGGTCCCCGTGACCCCAACTCCGGCACCGCCGAAACGCCCGCGACGCGGCTTCGCCTCCCTGACACAGGACCAGCGGGTGAAGATGGCTCGTATCGGCGGACTGGCCGCGTGGAAGTCGGGGAAGGCCCATCGATTTTCCCCCGGCGCGGAAGCAGCCAGGGCGGGATCGAAAGGCGGGAAGAAAAGTCGGGGTGGGCGCGGCCGGGTGATCCCCGGAGCGACGAATTGGCAGAATCAGTCAGACGTGCGCCCGGACATCGACTGGTAACGGGGTGTCTCTTTCCTTACCGGATCGCGTCGGAGCGCAAAATCCCTTGCTTGCGCAGGATGACCAGATAGTTGGAAATGGTACTCGCCTGCAAGCCGGTACCTTCGACCAATTGTTTCATGGTCACGTCGCGTTTGCCTTTCAGACATTCGAGAATCTTGACCTGAGACGGCGTCGCGTGCGGTTGGTTGAGGACGTTCCCATTGCCGACTTGCAGGGAGTACTTCGCGCGGGCGGGCAGCGATCGGTCAGACGCGGGCGGGCGGGAAGACTCAAGGCGCTCCGACACATTGCCCCCATCATCGATCGTCGTGACCATGTGTTCCTCTCGGTACAGCCGCAGAATTCCCTCGATCAACTCCAACGCAATATCCGCGGTCATGTGTTTCATCGGCCTGTCCTCCAAGTCCGTTCGTGCGTCACTGTGTCGTATGCGGACTATTTACCGGGAGAGCTTAACTCAGTGGAAGTGGTAGGTCAAGCTGATGCGTGACACGAAGATTGCCGACCTGATTCGCCCGGTGTACCCGTCAAGTGCATGGCCACGGCCGGTCCCTCGTACGGAACCACGGCCGTACCGATCCGACAAGGTCCTCGCGGCGCGCATCAACCTTCGTCGGACGGATTCTCACACGGATTTCTACGGAGGACGCCGTGGCGGGAAGTCACGGATGCACTGATCGTTACGTCCGGTGTACCGATTGCAGGTACCCCGGTGACTCAGACAATCCGTATGGTCTGCATCGTACATAGAAAAGGGTACCCAGTGCTGAATGAATTACGAAGAGATCCTTGCGCGACAGCCGGCGAGTACCTCCGCCGGGGATCGCAGTGCGGCACAGGCGTTCGTCGCATTCCTGTCGCTGCAAATCACGGGCGGGTTGGAACATCTGAACGGCTCGCAACAACGGTACCTGTACAAACTGCGATCACGATGGGAAGTCAGAGCGGCCGGTGATGACCCCCGCTGGAACGAGACAGGAAGTCGACCCGGACGGCCACGCGCGCCGATCAGGAAAACACCACCGCAAGGGAATTACAGACGCGAAGAGGAAACGGATCCGTTACTCGCGTCGATCTTGCGGAAGTACGGGACGCCACGGCGGGAGGACGTATGAGCGGCTATCATGGTCGGTTCGATCCCGCAGAATTCAACGTCCCGCCAGAAATAGGGAAGGGCAAATCGTCCCGCATTCAGGCGTACATCCAGTCGGGCCACGATCGCGCCTTGTCGATCATCGCGCGGTCTGGTGTGTTTCCCTTCGAGCGCGAACAGGACGTGATTCGGTACTGCATCTGGTTTGGGCTCACGCATCTCGACAAGCTCGAACCGACCTTGATCAACAGCGTCATGAGACGCGCGAACATGATGATCTACGACAATCGCGAGGAAATAGAACGACAGAAGTTTCTCGAATGGTTGGAGACACAGAAACAAGCGGTACAAGGACACTTGGGGCGCGGCGACGAAGCCTCCGCACGGGAAGTGGTTGCACGCAACTACAAACAAATTCTATCCATGCCTGATGAACCCGAACGCGAGGAACGCTGGAAGCATAAGTACCTTAATCAACTCGAAATGGATTTCAAGGCGTACATTCCGTACGAGGACACTGACAAGGCGGCGTAGGCATATAGGAGAATCACAATGAAGCCTGTGTCTGAAAAAATGCACGAAGCGACCATTGATCACCTCGACAGGATGATCTCGACTGCTTACGAGGCGAAGGAGAACTTCCTACTCAAGCGGTACGAGGATGCCGCATGTAATCTCGACGAGGCTGCAAGCGCAATGAAGAAAGCCGAAACGTTAATTAACGAGATGTGGGAGTAGGCCAATGAGCATGTTTACGAAGTTGACGCCGTGGTATCCGAAGTCAGGCGCGAACCAGACGCCCTTCTTCTACGCGAATCGCTATTTGATACGCGAGATTTACCCGCACACGCAATCGAACGGAACGGTGCTGGTCTATGGGCCGACCGAGGACGATATAACATTCGTGATGGAGTCGCTAGAGGCTGTTGCGGCGGCTCTTGGTTATGACGATCCCGCAATGCCGAGGCAGTCATGAGCCACATGGGCGAACGCGCGATCATGGTGGGGAACGGCGAGGCGTGCCCTCAATGCCTGACTGTGTATCCTGCACCGACGGCACACGCGGAGACTGTGACGTGTGGAAGATGCGGATTTTGCCATTGTTTGCCTCGGGCAGCGGATGCGTTTGAGTGGAAGTTGTTCAGTAAGTGGTACGACACATTGCCTCTCGGAGCGGGTGATCACGTAGATGCGCTTTATGCCGCGTGGCTCGCCGGCTACCGGACTGGATACGATCTTGCCTACTGATGTGCCGCTCCACGCGCTCGGCAAGCCTCGGCATCTTGATCCCGGCTACCACGCGGCGAAACAGCGGGAGTCGTGGACCTGGGTTCAGCCTGTTGGGATCGATGCTCTCCTGTCTCGATTAGCCGATGCCCGCGACTTCGCTGTCCCAGAGCGTGAGCGGGAGAATCTGTGTGACGTGGCCCACAGCACGATTTCTCGGCTCGCTGAGGCGTTGTCGGATCTCGTGGACGATTCTTACTCGCTAATCGAACAGCCATCGTGGATTCGCCCCGCGAGGGGGCTTGGGGTGTATCGCTGTCACCATTGCGAGGCTACGAAGGGCGAAAAGAGTCATCACCATGCAAGTAATTGCCCGGTCGGATTAGCTGAAACTGTGCTTCAGCGTTGATACAGTCGCGGATTCGACATGAGGTGGCTGAGTAAGGGAGTGAAAGTAGTCATGCACTGGATCGACACGACAAATTATGCCCGCGACGAGAAGACAACAGACGGGAAGGTACCCAAACCCCGGACCTGGGAATGTTCGCTCGGTGGGTATGTTCGCATCGTCGTCACTCGCGGGCATGTCAACTATCCAGGGCAATGGATCATGCATCTCCATCCGCTATTCACAGAAGAGGATCTTCACTTGCCTGACGTCGCTGCACCGGAAGTCGCGCAAGCACGTGCGGTCGAAATGGTCCGTGATGTCCTGAACCTGATTGAAAAGGATCTCCGCTAATGGCCGCACTCGAAACACCCCGCGATCACTTACTCCGGACGATTCGTGATCAGCGCGATCACTACCAACGACAGGCGGAGAGTTTACAAGGCCGGCACGCGGAACTGACGCAGGTCTGGGGTACTCGGTACAGTTATGACGCGACGGTGATCGCGTGGTCCCTGGAGTTCGTCGCGATTGCCAACGCGGTACTCGATGCGTACGAACAGCAGGAACGATTTGACGAACTCCACCCGACGATCGAGGCGCTTCGTGCCTGACGTCAGCAAACAGTACATCGTCTGCCCCGGCTTGTACCCGTCCGCTTCAGGAACCGTGTGCTACCTGTCCGCGCCGGAACTCATGCGGCTCTATCACGTGGAACCCGAGGCGTGTTTCATTCTGGAGTCGGGGGAATTGCCGACCGATTTGCCACTGACCCCGGAGGAACTATCGACCATGTTGTATCTCTTTCCCAACAGTCAGCACCAGTACACACATCCAGGGAAGGATTCTCGGTGATTACCAACACGCAACACCACGACGCGATTTCATTGGCCGTCACGATTGAAGACACGTTTTATACCGTGTGGGATGTCGACGGACAGTGGTACGTGTGGGTGATTTACAGGCGAATCGACACCGGGGCGCTGATCGTCGGACGGTACCTCCCATGATCCCTGTGGTGCTGTTTCACGTCGGGACCGGACAGTACGTCGAGTGTGTCGAGAGCTGGGCATTAACGACAGATCGCGAGGACGCTGCGGTCCTGGATCAGGAAGACGCACGGGAAGTGCTCCGCGAGTACCGGCGATCATGCAACGCGCGGTGTTGGCGGCGTGGGCTGGATCGGTCGTTGCAAACGTACGCGGAACAATGGGTGATGGACGCCGCATGAAATCCACACCCTTACCCGATCCCGTCTTACTCGGCTTCCCTCCTAAATTTACGAGTTGGTACGACGACCAACTGATCGCCGTCGACAAAGTCCTCCTCAATCCGAAACGCTTTTCTGCGCTCGCGATGCCGACCGGATCGGGAAAATCCCCAACCGGGATGCTCGTGTCCCTACTCCATCCAGAGGTGAAACGTGTCGTTTATCTGACAAGTACCAAGGGACTCCAAGATCAGCTCGCGCCTGACTTTCAGTCACTTGGACTCATTGATCTCCGCGGTGCGCGCAACTATCCTTGCCACGCGGTCGAACCAGGGGGACACCTTGATCGTTATCGCCGCTCCCGGCACGACATCGGGTGCGATGAGGGTCCGTGTCATTCAGGAGTCCGCTGCGACTTCGCGCCAGCGCGGGAACGGCCCGCAATCCGGCCGGATTGTGCGTACTACGGTGCGGTGTGGGATGCTCGACGAGCCGCCCTGGTGTCGACAAACTACGCCATGTACTTCGCCACTGAGGAGTACGCGGAAGGACTGGGACCGATAGACCTCCTGATCCTCGACGAGGCGCATGACGCGGACAAGGAACTCGAAGCGTTCCTCGCGGTCGAAGTCACCGGGGAGGATGCGAAGTACATCGGCTCGAAGCTCCTGAAAGACACGAATCTCCAGGCGTGGAAAGATTGGGCGGACCATCATCGAACACCGCTCGACCGGAAGCTCGAAGCACGGGCGCTCCATCCGCCCATCGACATTGAAGGCGTCAAGGACACGAAGCGGCTGAAGCGAATCAAAGGGATCCTGGATCGGCTATCCAACATCGACCCGCTGGACTGGATTCTCGACCTCGACCCCATGCGGGCACGATTCGCCCCAATGCGGGTCAGTAAGTACGCGGAGAGTCATCTGTTCCGGGGGATCCCGCACATCCTCCTGATGTCCGCGACGATGACGCCGAAGACGTTGCAACTATTGGGCATCGGTCCCGACAAGGTGCTGTTCTGGGAATGCCCGTCGCGGTTCCCGTTGTCGCAGCGCCCGGTGATCTCCGTTAATACCTATCCGTCCGTCCGTGTCGATGCCCGGATGCACGAAACCACCAAGTACCTGTGGTTGCAACGGATCGATCGCATCCTCGGCCCGCGGTTGGCGCTCAACTGGAACGGGATCATTCACACGGTCAGTTACCAACGCATGAAGGAATTGATGGCCATGTCGGAGTACCGTGACCGGTTCATTGTCCATGATCCGTCGAACACCCGCGAACAGATCCAGTGGTTCAAGGCACACCCCGGTGAAGGGTGGGTGTTGGTATCGCCCTCTGTCGTGACCGGGTACGACTTCCCTGACGATCAATGCCGCTTTCAAATCATCGGGAAGGTGCCGCAACCCGACATGCGAGGACCGATTCTCAAGGTCCGGGCCGAACTCGACAAAGAATACGCCGGCTACCTTGCGATGCAGAAACTCGTCCAGGCGTGCGGCCGGGGGATGCGCGGTCCTGACGATTGGTGCGAGTGCGTGTCGCCGGAAACACGTATTTTGACAAAGGATCTCCGGTGGGTTGCCGCAGCGGACATCGCCGAAGGCACTGAACTACTCGCGTTCGACGAAGAGGGCCAGCACTTCTCACAAAGTCGTGTCCCTGGCGTGGGTGCATCCGTGCGCCGTCGTAAATGGCAATGGTCGACCGTCGTCAAGAGCCGCGTGAGTACCATGCCACGCGTCAGGGTGATCCTCAACGACGCGGAGCTAATTTGCACTCCCAATCACCCGTGGCTGATACACGCGCACCGAAAAGAACAGGGATACTCGCGTATGCAGGCGTGGTGGAGGGCGGATCGGCTTCAACCCGGCGACAAGATGTTGAGACTGCTTGAGCCTTGGACGACTGAAGATACCTACGAAAAAGGATGGTTGAGCGGATTTACAGACGGTGAAGGTTGTCTCGCTATTGGACGTGGTAAACGCAACCGCGGCGTCTTGCAGGTGTTTCTTTCACAGAATGTCACGGATACGGCGTTGCGCGCGGCCGATTATTTAACGCATCTCGGGTACCGATTCGGAACGACCTTCCCGCGTCCTGAACACGCCGTCTTATCGATTCGTGGCGGCGCGACGGAGCAGCTTCGTTTTTTGGGTGAAATCCGCCCAAATCGTTTACTTGACAAATTCCTGGCGTCGGAGCGTCTTGAGGATCTTCGACGCACGTCCGTATCGACAGTGCTTCGTGTAGAACGTCTACCGGACGGGCCGATCTCGTCGTTTCAGACGTCGACTGCTACTTATGTGGCTGAAGGCTTCGGCGCGCACAACACGTTCATTGTCGACGACCATTTCGCTGACTGGTTCCTCCGGCGATTCAGCAAGCACGCGCCCCGCTGGTTCAAGGACGCGATCCTCTACGTCGAACACATCCCCGCGCCGCTCGAATTCGTGGCGTAATCCCCATCAGTGAATCATTCACACTGAGGTTACACGGTGCCCGGACCCGGATCCCCGTCGCTCGATTCCCGCGATAGCCGCATCAGCTTGTTGGCGGTACCGATGATCAAGGTCCGCATCCATGCAATTGCTCGCGGGTTGGGCGATGTCGAACAGGCGCTCAAATCCCTTCCGCTACACGCGCTCGTCACACACGAAGGGGCTGATGTCAGTGGTACCGTCGTCCGGGCGGTCCTCGAACTCGAACGACTCCGGACCTTATTGCAGCGTGGCGAATCCATCTAACATCACTGACTCTCCTGAAGTGGCATAGAAGCTGCTTAGTACATCACTGATTCACACGTGCAGCCCGTCAACCACCTATCCAGGAGTTACCGTGAGCAAACAGAAGTACGCCTCACTCGCGTCGGCAGACATGAAGGAAGGGACCAACCTCTTCGACAATGTCAACGCCCATATCGTCGGATTCAAGTTCACGAAGGAACCGCCGGAAGGGTACGCCGCAGAGGGGAATCCCATCTTCGCGGTCATCGGGTACCTGCTTGATGGAGATGGCCCTGCGGACGACCGTACCGTCAGTCAGTCGTACTCGCTCGGTGCGTCGGCCGGCGACAACTTCACGATCGGCGATGACGGCTTCGGGTTGGTGCCGGTTGAGGGCATCGTCGAGCCCGCGATTCGCAAGGACTCGAAGTTTGGCACGTTCATGAGCGTGCTGGAAACCTCCGGCGTCTCGACCACGATCACCCAGGCGGGTGATATGTCGGCCCTGACCGCGGGCAGCGGACTTTACGGCCACTTCAAGCGTATCGCCGACAAGGAACGGAACTTCGGGGAAGACGCGAGAACCCGCCCCGGTCAGAAGAAATCCAAGTTCCCTCCCTCGACGCTCGTGTGCGTGAAGCTGCTCGACGAGAAGGCGGGGACAGGAGCATCGGCGACCACGACCACGACCGCATCCACGAAAGCGGCAGCTCCGGCGATGTCCGCTCCGGCGGGTGCAACAAAAGGCAATGGCGCGGTCGCAGCGGGTGATCTCGACACGGTCACATCGCAGTACCTCGAAACCGTCCTGAAGGCGGCGAAGGGTAACTCTGTGCAGCGGTCGAATCTGACGTTGCTGTTGTCTCGTGCGGCACTTGCCGGAAATGAACCCAACCGCAACGACATTGCCAAGCGTGGCACGGACGAGACGTACCTGTCCGAACTCGCGGAACTCGGCATCGTGGTCTACGACCCGGCGGCGAAACCGCAGATCGTCTCGCTCCCGGCGGCGGCGTAGTTCACAACGAATAGGGTGACGGGATCGGTTTGGCGAGCATGGAGTCTTGCCGGCGGGGATAAGCGTCCCTGAGTGCAAACGTCGAGTACCGTCACCCTCCTTTGCTGAGTGAGTCACACACATGGCGTCGTTGTTGTATCGACCACGGTTACTCGATTTCCTTCCGAAGACGCGACGCGGGCATGGGTCCGCTCACTTTCACGGCGTCGTCAAGCAAGACGGGGTAGTGGTGATCGATCGCCCGCAGACCTGTGTGCAGCCGACGTGCTCACTGATGATCGGCTTCGGCAGGGACGGGAAGCTCCGTGGCGAGAAGCACGACGATCAGAAAGCCAACGCGGACGACTGGAAGATCGAACACGGGTTCTACACGGTCGGCAAGAAAGACGGATCGGTCCACGCGACGGACATGCCGTTCGAGGAGTGCTTTCGATGATCAAACTCGCCTTGTGCATGGTCGCGATTGCGGTCCTGGTACTCGCGGTCTTGCTGAGTATCGTTCGCGATTTCCATTTCGAGCGACTCCCGTGAAAGACATCCTCCTCACTATCACGATCACCCTCGGACTGGCCGGCGGGATCATTTTCCTCGTCCTGTTTACCTCGCTGATCGTGTGGGTGATCCTCGCATGATCATCGAACGGATCGACGATCCGGACTTGATCTCCAGATTGGGGAACTCCGGGACCAACCGTGCGCCGGGACTGCATCTCTCCGCGATCTACGGCGATTTCATGTCGCAGTTGCAGCCGAAACGCTTTGATCGATCGAAACCGTTCAATCAAACGACGCTCGAAATGGGACTCGTGTTCGAGAACATGCTGGAACGCGGATTGGCTGAGAAGTTTGCCACCGTCCGGCCGGGAGAACTGGTATCCCCGGAAGGCGTCTGGATGTCGCCCGATGGCATCAATCCCACGTACGACGCGGGCGAGGAATACAAATTCACGCGGATGTCGAGTCGGATCTACAAGGGTAACACGTCCCCGTACACGGACGAATACGGGATGCCCACGGACAAGTTTCTTCACTGGTTTTTACAGATGAAAGGGTACGCGAAATGGCTGGACACACGGAAATTCCTGATGCGGGTCCTGCACGTCAACGGGGAGTGGGATCGGAAAAAGCCGGGGGGTATGGAGCCAATGTTTCTGAGTCATCTGGTGACGTTCACGCAAGCGGAGATCGACGAGAACTGGACGATGTTGATGCAACACGCGAGAAATCGCGGGATGCTGTGAGGAGGTAACGCCGATGATGACTTTCTGGCATTACGTCACGATCATCCTCCTCGTCTCGAAACTGCTGGGATATTTTCCTCACTCCTGGTACTGGGTGTTCGCGCCGATCCTGGCGCTGTTTATTATCGCGTTCCTGTCGTTCGTTGCGGGAGCGATTGACGAAGCAAGGAAGCTTCGATGAACAACGCATCTATCCCCGTTCGGCACAAAAAAATCTCGAACCGGCAAGCACGGCGGAATGCCCAGATCGCGATCGAGTACGGCATGAAGTCCGGACTGATCCTCCTCGCGGTACTGGCACAGCACGGCGGCGACGTCACCGTCACGCAGGGGACGATCGATCAGGTCACGTCCCGGCTCGATACCCTCCGCTGGGAGATCGTACCGGGCAAGGTCAAGAACGAGTTCACCGTCCGCATGATTGAGGAGCACACCAATGGAGCGGGAATCAACACTGCGGCAGCGAATGACGAGCACGATCGCAGGATTGGAACAGCGAGCGGAGTCACAGCGAGCGGCACTGACGACAACGGAAGAAACGTTGTCGGCGCTGCGGGTACTCCGGCAGCGGTTGATCAACGACGAAGCGATCTTGACATCCGTCGAGTCAGCGATGGCGTTGCTGCGGAAGGCGGGGATTGAATGAACCCCACCTTTCAAACCATCTTCACACTGATCGAATCGACACACGTCAAGTGCGTCATTGCCGGCGGTGCGGTAGTGAATCTTGAAAAGGCCCGCGACATCGACCTGTTTGTCCTGAGCGGCGACTGTATGGCGGTCCTGTCCGTGGGGCGGGCGCTGATGGGGGGACACTGGCGCGGTGGTATCCCAGCCCCCACGGAGGACCTGCCGTACGAAGGTGGACACGCGGACGATTTCTACCGGTTCGGAAGTTGTCACCCCTCCTGGTCGCCGAAGCCGATCCACATCACGGGATGGAACGGACGGACTTCGCTCAAGTCCGGTGTGGAAGGGTTGCTGGAAACGTTCGATCTCTCCGTCCACGCGTGGGCGATCGACGAGAAAGGTCGCATTCACGGGATCGACACCAGTACCCAGCAGTGTGACCCGATCACCGTCAGTCACATCCGATCCACCACCGCGGCACGGTTGTTGAAGTTGACACAGCGGTACCACCCGGCGGGACACCCCGTCGAGGTTCATTAAGGGAGTGACATGGCGACCGCGAAGAACCATGAAAACGTCGATTGGGCGAGCTACGAAAAGCTGAGCGAAGACGCGCCGTCCAATCTCTCCTGGGCGTCCAACGGCGAGGAGGGATCGGGGAAATCTGATTTCGCCCTGTCCGCCCCCGGCCCGATCTACGTCTGCGCCTTCGATGCGTACGGGATGAACCGGGTGAGGAAGTCCCGGAAGATCAACAAGGACATCCGCATTGGGCGGTACATCTTCCAACCGCAAAAGGGCCAATCGAAGAATCAGCTCGGCGACGCGGCCATGCTGGTGTGGAACAAATTTGTCGCGGATTACCGGGTCGCCTTGCATCACGTCCGGACAGTGCTGGTCGATCGCGAGGACATCGCGTACGAGGTCCTTCGGTACGCGAACTTCGGCGCGCAGAACGATGCCCCGAAAGAATACGGCCCGCTCAATACCGAAATGAACTCGCTGTACCAGGAAGCGGCGGCAGCGGGGGTCAACCTTGGACTGCTCCGGACGAACCGGGACAAGTGGGTCAGCAAGTTCGATCCGGGCAAGGGCAAGATGGTGCCGAACAACACGGGCGAGCGCATTCCGGACGGGTGGAATGGGGTTGCCGGACTCGTGGACATCACCCTCACGCACCGTTGGGATCCGGCGGAGCGTGTCTACAAAACGAAGATCGGGAAGTTCCCGAACGCGGAAGCGAGAGATCAGGAGTACCCGGATCTCGATTGGCCGCTCATGGCGATGACGGCCTACCCTGAAAGTATGCCGGACGATTGGGGGTTGTGATGAATAACCCGGTGTTCTTTCAATCAGCCGGCGACGAACGCGGGACCCCACAAGGGACCTTCGACGCCCTGAACGCGGAGTTTCACTTCAATCTCGACGTCGCCGCCCGTGCGGAAAACGCGAAATGCGAGTTGTTCTACGGGCCGGGGTCGACGCTCGCGGAGGATGCCCTGACGACGGACTGGGGTGGGGTCGGGTTCACGGTCTGGATGAATCCGCCGTACTCGATCGCGGGGCGGTTCATCAAAAAGGCGCGCGAGGAAGCGGACAAGGGGACGACGGTCGTCATGTTGTTGCCGGTGCGGAGCGATACCGCGTGGTGGCAAAACTACATATGGGACAAGGACGCGTGGGTCGAACAAACAGTACCGTCGAAAGTTGACCCGGAGTCGACACGCGTCATCACCAATAAAGACGGCGACTGGCGTCCCGGTGTCCGTGGTCGCTTGCTCCCTGGTCGGTTGGAGTTCGAACTGAAAGTGTCCGACGACCTCCGCGCCTGGATCGCCGAACAGCACAACGCGGCACTCGCGGAAGGCCCGAAGTTCGACGACCGCGCCTGGATGAAATCAATGGTCGACATCACGGGACTCCCGAAGATGGCCGTGGAGCGTATCTTGCAGGATGTTCCGGACAAGGACCTACTCGACTCCGCACCGTTTCCCTCGTGCGTGGTGATCTTCGAGCCGGTCCTTGGGGGGAGTGTTCAGTGAGGGTCCCCCTATGTCTGTATCTAGCATTCCTGAGTTTGCTAACGACGTTCCGCGTGAACAGTTCGACGCGTCCCCGGCACTGATCACCACCGTCGTCAAGCATTTTGAAGCGGACGTGCGGGTACTCCTCGATCACATCTCACACGACTACCTCCCGCCGGATTTGGTTCTGGTGGTGCGGAGACTGCGGTTAATCGTCGGAGAGGATGAATCGTGAAACGGATCGTGCTCCAACACCCGGACGGTCTAATGGAGATCCTCGGCGTCTGGGAAGCGGAGGAACAGCCGGCGAGTTTGATGGTAATCCCAAGCGGATCGATCAATCTCGTCCAGGTGAAACGAACCTACTACCTGTACAGACGGGTCATGGTTCCCCAGACCAGCAGTGACTTCAATCCGGTGTCGTTCAATCCGGGCGGGGGTACCACGGTGTTCAACTCCGGGCAACGGTGATGGCGCTCATTGTAGTCTTTCAGAACGTATCAGAACTGGCACCCATTAGCGACTACACCGTGACTGTTCTCGTCGGGGATGGAACGCCCGAGCGATCACAAACATTGTATTCCGGCCGTGTTGAAGGGCACCATCGTGCCGATGGTTGGCAACAACTCATTCAGCGTTTCATATCTCATGCACCGCTACCGGAGCGTCCGTGATGCTGAAGACGTACGAGTACCTGTGTACGAACGAGGAGTGCTGCAATCGAGTCACGCGCATCGTCCGTGACGAGGACAAGGACCAGCAGAGTTGTTACTTTTGCAACGCGGTCGTTGAACGGCTCCCGGCGGCTCCGGCGTTTACCGTCAAGGGGTTCAACGCGGCGAACAGGTACTCGAAGTAAAGGACATTTATGCTACCGAACAACCTTTTACCATCTGATCTTCAAGAAATCGCGTTCATTGCCGGGGGATTTGCCGCCTGTCCTGCTCTGGCATCGGATGTAGATGTCTGGGTTCCCGTGCTTGGGGATGTATCGGTTTTGAACGCTGCGCGCACCCGTATCCTATCGCATCTTCGTCTGCATGGATTCAATTTCGAAGAGCAAGACGGGAGAGGAAGTAAACGCGAACAGTTCGCACTCGATCGTTCATTGTCGCGAGATATATTCGTGTCGAGCACGTTCGAGGGGTATCACCTGTCGTTATTGATCCGGCGTGTCGCTACCGTCAGCGCGCAAGGATCGCTTCCGTATCACATCATCATCGTCAATGGAGAAGTGGACGACGTGTTGTCGTCATTCGACATTTCGACTCATCAGTGTGCGTTGACGGTTCGAGGATTTGTCGCCGGGGAGGATTGGACGCCGCTCCACGAGGATCCAAAAGTAATCACCCTCAAGTACACCACCGCAGAGCGGTTACTCAAGATTCGCAATCGCTACGCCCATCTACGACGAGTTGTCGCCTGATGCTCCTTGTGGACGAACGCATCGGATCTCGCGATCTTTTAGGACCCCTCAACCGCTACGGGGTACCCGCGGATCTTACCCATCTCGATTTTGGAGACGTGGCTTTCATCGGGAAAGGTATCGACGGTGCGGACGTCTTCATCGGCATCGAACTCAAGGAATCCCGCGATGTCGTCTCGTCCATGCTCGGGGGTCGCTTCGCCGGCCATCAACTCTACGGCCTCGCGATGGACGAGCACAAGATTTACGACCGGGCATGGTTGCTCACGGAAGGTATGTGGAAACAGAGCGATGATGGGGTACTCCTGCACTACACCTGGGACGCGGCGACGAAGAAACGCGGGTGGTTCCCGGTGCAGGTCGGTACGCGGGCGATCATGTACAACGATCTCGAGTCCTGGATCCTGACGCAGACGATCCGCGGCGGGTTGTCGTACTGGCATTGCCAGACGCGAGCGGACACGATCCGCTTTCTCGCGACGCTGTATCACTGGTGGACGGCGAAGGAATTGCAGGAACACCGATCACACCAAGCGATCTACCTCCCGCCCCCGGACAAGGTGATGATGTCGCCCCCCAGCGAAATGCTGAAGATGCTCGCGGGGATCGACGGCGTCGGCTGGGACAAGGGGCGGGCGATCGAACACCATTTCGGCACGTGGGGACGACTAGCGTCCGCGACCCAGAAGCAACTGATGGACGTCCCTGGCGTCGGGAAAGTGATCGCCACGCACATTCGAGAGGTATTGAGCTAATGGAGTTCATCACAGCACCCCGGCGCGGCGGGAAGTCGTACTGGTTGGCGCAAGAACTGAAACGCGATCTGGATGCGCGTCTGGTGACGCCCAACCACGCCATGAAGCGCGCATTTCTCGATCAGTTCAAGGACGAACACTTCTCCGGGCGCGTGTTCACCCTCACTGAATCTCAGCATATGGATGGCTTTGACCGGTCTGTCCGGCGCGTCTATTTCGACGAAGTCAACGTGTTTCTACAATCGCTGATGCCTCCCGGTTGGCGACTCACAACTGTGACCGCGACTGGACGATCGCGAGCGTTGCCGCCGAATCCGTACGTCCGGTCCTAACGAGCGATCATGTCAAGCGGTATAGGACGCAGGATCGTCGGCACCGGCCCGATCCCTTGTGATCTGTTCATCTGTGGAGAATGGGCAAGCAAAGATGACGCGAGTACTGGACGTCCGTTTAGTGCGAAAGGTCGGCGAACCAACGAAATTGATCGTTACCTCGACGGTGTCCGATTACCGGCTCGTCACGATTGCTACTGTACGGTCTGGGTCAAAGAATGGTGCGGGCCGGAGGGCGACTATACCTCCGCTGATTTTGAGCGTGACGAACCTGCACTGATCACGGAACTTCAGGCGGTTCGACCAAAGTACATCATCTGCCTCGGGCGCCACATTACGCAGTGGTTCCTCGGCGACGTGGATATGGAGAGCTCGCACGCAATTCCGTGGTACCTCCCGATCGATTCCCCTCGGCGGACGCTGTTCGAGCACCCCGAGGAAGTGGTGATTTTCCCGATCTATAATCCGGCGGCAGGATTCCGGTCCCCCGAACTCTCCGCGGCGGTCACGTACGATTTCTCACAACTCGAAGGGGTCCTGGATGGCACGATCGGCCCCCGGATTCTCTACGACGACCCGATCCCGAACCCGGTGTATGAGGAGGTACTCGATGTCGAAACCGTCGATCACATCATGCTCGAAGCGAACACGATTGAGTTCTCGTGCGATACGGAAGGGTGGGCGCACAACGTCTGGTCCGTCCAGCTCACGACCCGCCCCGGCCATGCCTACATCATTCGCAATCGCTGGAAGGCTCTTGTCGATCGCTTTGTCGAATGGGTCAACAGTGACCTTCAGTCCGTTGAAGCCGGGGGAGTCCCCGTATATCGTTTTGTCTTTCATTCCGCCCTCCACGAGCTGAACATTTTTCGGGCGATTGGCATCGACACCCGGTACCTGACGTTTGACGATACGATGCAAATGGCGTTCGTCCTGCAACTGGAACCGCAGGGATTGAAACCCCTCGGTGCCCGCCACTGCAACATGAAAATGGACCACTACGACGACGTCATGGGTGACGCGAACTTTCGATTAGCGCAGGATTGGTTACTGTCCTGTTGGGAGAACGAACAAGATGGCTGGGAAACCCGGTGTCTCGAAGAATTTACGCGACTCACCACGACCCCGTACACCGACGCGAAGGGGAAAGTCCATCCCGGTCGTCGCCTTTCAGTGCATCCGAAACTCCCAAAATCAGATTTGTTTAAGTCGGTTGAACGATGTCTCCGATCCAAAGATCCTCGCAAGCTCTGGGGAGATCAGGTTCTCGATCGACACATCGACGCTCGGCCTCAATACGGCGCAATGTGGGCGGCTACATTGGATCATGTCCCGTTGGATGTCGCTCTGCACTATGCCGGCCGCGATGCTGACTGCACCCATCGACTCAAGCCGCGTCTGGTTGAACGACTGGCGGCGGCGAATCTATCCGATACGTACCAGGCCGATCTCGCCACCATCCCCCTCATTGACCGGATGCAACAGATCGGCCTCAAGCCCGACCTTGCTCATTTCTCCCGGCTTAGTACAGACCTGGGATTCGAGATTGTCGAAATCAAAACCCGCATCGCGTCTCAGCTCCTCGCCGGCAGCGAAGGGTACTCCGACGACGCCGCGTGGTCCTTCAACCCCAACTCAACCGATCATGTTGGAGAACTTCTATTTGAGCGATTTGGCATTACCTCACTCAAGCGGACACCGGGAGGCGATCCCTCCACCAATGACAAGGTCCTCGAAGCGCTGGAAAAGGATCAGCGACTTCCGGTGGGCGTTCGGACGCTGATTGGAGACATCCGTGAGTACCGAGAAGTCTACAAGCTCAAAAGCACCTTCGTCGACCAGATCCCGGACTTCGTCGATCAGTACCCGTACGACGGCCGGATCCATTGCACCTTCCGCCTTACCCGCGTCGTATCCGGCCGGCTGGCAGCTAGTCATCCGAACGTGCTCGCTCTGCCGAAACACGGAAAATTTGCGAAACGGTTCCGCGAGGGGTTTGTCAGTGGCGACGGTGCGGTACTTGCCTCGTGGGATCTTAGTCAGATTGAGCTGCGGGTGCTCGCTCACCTTTCGCAAGACCCGGTTCTCCTGCACGCATTTCGCACGGGGATTGACCTTCATGCGACCCTGGCCCAACGCATCTTCGGCGTCGCCCCGAAAGATCAGGACAAGAGCAAGCATCGACTCCCGGCCAAAGCGGTGAACTTCGGGATCCCGATGGGGATGACGAATATCGGGTTGTGTCTGGAGCTGCGGAAGAACGGCGTGGATGTCAGTGAGGATGACGCGCAACGCTGGCTCACGGAAACCATGACGCTCTACAAGGACGTCCCCAAGTACCAGCAAGGGAAGATCGCGGAAGCGCGGCGGTACGGGTTCGTCACGGACCTTCGTGGTCGACGACGCTACATCGGTGGCATCCGTTCATACGATGATGCGGTACGGTCTGAAGCCGAACGGTTCGCCTTTTCCACGCCGATTCAGGCCGGCGCGCAATCAGTGATGAAGGTCGCGGAGGATTATGTCTATCGAAAGATTCTCCTCCCCCGGTGGAAGGATGGTGATCGCGTGGAACCGTTGTTGCAGATTCACGACGATCTCTTGATGGAGTGCGACAAGCGGATTCTGATGGGGCTGGATACACAAATGGTGTACGCAATGACGCAGGTACCCGCGTACTTGCTCACCGTCCCGATCGAAACGTCTGGCGAGTGTGGCGATAACTGGGGACACATGATTGACATTCCGGACTATTTCACCGTGAAGGCGGCATAACGTGAAACAAGCATTGACGACCGACCAGGAACAGATTCTTTCGCTCAGTCCAGCTATGCAGGTTCGTGCGGAGGCGATCCTGTCCACCTACGCGGACCTTGCGCTCGAAGCGAAGCTGTTGACCGAACAGGCGGACATCGAAAAAGCGAAGCTGCACGCGATCATGGACGCGGAGTGTCTCGAAAAAACATCCGTCACCGGGTACACGATCACCGTGGTGAAGGGGGAAACGTCGAAGTTCGATAAATTGAAGTTCGTCGAACTCGGCGGGAGCCTGCAAACGCTCGCCGACGCGACCAGCAAGAAACCGAAGAAACCGTACGTGTTGATCACAAAGGCCGGCGAGAAGGCAAAAACGTACGGGGGAGACGGGGAATGATCGACGAACGGCACTACAGCGTGCAGGAACTCGCGGAGAAGCTGTCCCTGTCCGGTAACACCATCAGGCGGCGGTTTCGTCACGAGCCGGGGGTACTGCTGATCGGCCGAACGCTCCGGATCCCGCAGTCGGTCGCGGATCGGGTGTACCGGACGCTGTCGGTCGAGCCGCCGATTCATCTTCCCCGGTACGTGGTCCGTCGACTGCGGGATGGGGCGATTGTGCGGGAACCGAAGGCGTTGAAGCCGGCGGCGTAGGGGGGGTACTGCTACTCCACGCCTTTTGGACCGCGGTTTCCAGTCTCGACTGCCGCGCTTTCACCCACGGACTATAATGCTTCTCGGTCACTTTGATTGACGCGTGCCCCAGCAAGATCGACACGTCCGCCAGTTCCACCCCCTGCAACAACAACTCGACCGCGAAGGTGTCCCGGAACCGATGTGCGTGGCCATCCGGAATGTCCGCCAACGTGAAGAGTACCCGCAACGCCCGTTGCCAGCTCGACGATGCGGACGTGGTTTTCCCCTTCCCTGACCAGAAGTACCGCCCGTCCTCGACTGGAACCTTCGCCAGTGCCTCAATCACGGCCGGCGGCAAGGGGACCCACACCTTCGTCCCCGTCTTCTGCGTGTGCAAGAACACTTTCCCGTTCTGAATGCGATCCGTCGTGATCGTGACCGCGTCGCCGATGCGGAGCCCGGACCACCGCAACAGTTGAACAAGCGCCGTCATCTTCGTCCGATTCCGTGCCGGGTACCTCCCACATGCGGCCAGGATAGTGATCATCTCCTCTGCCGTGAACGGCATCGTCGGGGTGTGGTCGACGTTGAAGGCCGACAGATGTTCCGCGGGGTTTTTCGTGATCCAATCCCGCTTGACACACCAGCCGAAGAACGCCCGCAGTCGTTCCTGTTGCTTGGTTTTCGACAGTCCCCCGCCGATCCAAGTCCCGCGGTACGTGGTGAGCGCGTCGAGGGTGAGCGACGACAGGTACAGGTACCCATTGTCCTTGCACCAGGGAATCAATCCCCTCGACAGGAAGCGGTACTTTTTCAGCGTCGCGTGCGTCAGTCCCCGCGCGGTCGCGTCAAGCATGAACGCGGTCACGGCGTCCGTAATGGTTTTCTGGGTGTCGTCGGGCTTCATCCCGACCTTCCCGGCGACTGTCCAGGCGTTGACGATCCCCGTGGCCGCGTCCCACGAGGTTTGATCCATCGACATGCGATGGACGTCGTCGCCGCCCAAGGTCCCTCGGACGTAGATCGGGCACGAGCAACGGCGGTAGGTGGCCGACGTGTGCGGACAGGTGGTGCGATGCCGGCGGTACAGGTGGAGCATGACCCGACTGTACCACGAACGGCTCAGATCCGACTCAGCACTTTTGCTCTGTTTTGCTAAGTGATTGATTCTAAAGGGGAAGTTTTTGGTTGCGGGGGCGGGATTTGAACGCGGGCAGGGGTAGGAATTGCTAAAACATTGAGGGATTGTGTTCATGTCGAGTTCATGAATTGCCTGAATTGCCAGGGGGTCGACACAGACGCGACTCAGTACCTCAGGACCCGCTACCGACTCCCGATCGCCAACCCCACGCACGCGACCGCGTACGCCGCCCACACGACGGCCAACGCCCATTGATGGTTGTAGGCATACACGATCCCCGCGCACAGCTCCAGGGACCCCACAAGCAGCGGAAAACCCATCGTGAGCGTCATCGGCTGACCCGCGCGTTATGCGCAGCAACCGTGAAGAACACCGAGGTACCCGCGGCGTTGACTAGGATAGCCCAAAACCGGTGGTGCTCGTGAAGCCGATCGGTGAGCCAGATGGACCCTGCCGCGACGCCCATCTTCGCCGCGCCGAAGACCAGGGGCTCTTTGAAACGGCCTAGGTACGGGTTGAGTTCGTGGCAGACCCCGCGGCCGATGCAGTTCTGGGTGGTCGCCAAATCAGACCCGTGAGCGGCGATCAGTGCGACTTCCGAGATCCGGAACAGTGTATCGGCGGCGTGTAAGGGTGTCGGTGCGAGGAAGAGGCACACCAGGAGAATGAGAAAGGTCCTCATGCGGCGATCCGTTTCAGTGGTTTGTCCGCGATGCCGACGACGGTGTGGGTTCGGATGATGCCGTATTCCTCGGCCGGCGCGTCCGCGTTCCAGGGGCGATCCATCAGGAACGTCCGCGCCCCGGTCAACACCCTGACGTTCTCACAATTCTCCCAACGGTCGTCAATGTAGACGTCGAATCCCAGTGCGCTCGCAACCATCGCTTTGTTGCTGGCAATCAACACAGTCGGATGCCAGTTCGTGAATGTCGGCATGAATTTCTTGAGCCAACGCTCAGACTGTTGCTTGACGTGGACGCCGACGCGGGCGGTCACGAAGTACAACTCGTCACCATGTGCCCGCGGTAAGAGATATTCACGCGTCAGGAGATACAACAACGCCTCTGCGGTACCCGGATACGGCTTGAGATTGAACCAAAACCAGGGGTTCTCACGTACCGCGGACCACACCGGGCCGTTGTGGAACTCCATCACGTCCTCGGAATAGCCGAAATGCTGCGGGTAGTGCCATGTAGGGATGTCGAACGGTCGCGGGGGGAACTTGTCTTCGCCTGTGACTTTGACGATCAGATCGATGAACGACGAGTTGAAGTCGGCAAGGACGCCGTCAATATCAACACCGATGATCATGGTTGCCCTTCATAGATTCCGGTTTTGTGCGTCGTACATCCGCTGACGTTCCGATCACGACAGCCGCATGTATGTAACCAATCGACTTCCGCTGTATAGGTGGGCCGGAGCGCCGGTTCTTGTTTGCGCTCCTGTTCGATCTCCGTTTGCAGCAACGCCAGCGCCCGCCACGCCATCTTTGCGGAGTGTCGTTGCCCGTCCGTGTCGAGGGTCCCCCGTTGTAGGAAATGTCGCTGCATCGTGTCTGCGTGATCGGTGGATTTCGATCTATCCCAGTGCAGCGGTTCGCCGGGGTGGTGTTGTTGACTGCCGGCGAAAGATACATGGGAAATCGCCGCGAGCGCGTCAGGGAAGTAGTCAAGAACTCCAGTTGCGATCGGGTACTCTTTCCGCTCCTTCGCGCCCGTGGGTAACGTATCTGATTTCACATCTCTCTCCTATAACGCCAACAGCCCGATCACCGTCGCGGTGTACCCGGCCAGAAACACATCCACGTCCCAAATCGTCGCGTCGGTGTCGATCACCAGTCCGTCTTTCAACACGACCAGATGGTGTGACGGCCAGTTTGGGGATTTCACCATCAAGATCCCCGTGTCGTTTTCCAGGTCAACGCGTTTTCGATCGCGGAGCGGCCGGCCGAGCACCCGTGCCGCGCGTTTCAGTTCTTTGATGTAGGTGCCGCGTTCGATCACGGATTCCAGCCCGATCGCGAGCAACGCTTTTTCGTAGGACGTCCCCAGCAACATCGCGAGACACGCGACACTGCAATCCCCGTCGTGCCGCTGAGGGATGACCTGAAGGAACGGGGTGTGTTCGGACACGCTACTTGCCGGGGAGGACGAATTTACCCGCGAGAACACCACTGACCACGGACAGCACAATCGGGTTCGTCAGGACCCTCCGGAGAAACGAGGGATTCTCGTCGTGTTCCTTCAGGTGCGTATCGACATCCGTGATCTGACCCGCGAGCGCACGTTGTCGAGCATCCGCCGCGATATTGTCCGCGGTGAAGATCCGCTCCGCCTGCGCGTACAAGGTGTCGAGCCGTTGCAGGACCGGAGAGAGATCGATGATCGTGGTGACAGGTGGACCGGGTTGGGGAACCGGTGATGGAGTCCCACTGCCGATATGATTCACCCCCGAAATCAGAATCGCCGACTGACCGGTGATGTTGTCGCCAAGCTGCCCCGCTTGAACCGATCGTTGACGGGTACCCCCGTTCTGCCAATCCCAATTACACAGGACCGATCCAATCATGCGCGCGATGGAGTCTTTCGACGGGGGACGACCCGGATCCGCGGATTTCCACACCCATCCTTCGGCCGGTGCTTCGTACACCAATTGTTCGATGAAGGTTCGAGTGAGATCGCGTCGCTGGTCGTCCGTCCCGTTGGCGAGCGCGGAGTTATACAGTGTGTCGATGATCTGCACGCCACGGACAGGGAAACCGGGACATTGCGCATGGACGGGGATCGACAGCGCCAGGAACGACAGGAGGAGAACGGCAATGAGCGCGTAGGCTTTCATGGGGGTGTCCTTATGACAAAATTACCGGCCAGATACAGGTACGTCCACGTTTCTTGTCGATCAAGATCAACGTCTGCCGCGGGGGTTCATAATCCGCCTTGATGGACAGCGCAAACGCGTTGTACCCAATCAGCGATCCGTTGCTGACGAACTTCCCGCCGTCTTTCATCTGGTGGAAATGCCCGAAGATGTCCAGGTCCGCTTGCCGGCCCTTATCCCACTGAGAAATCGCCTTGAACGCGGGAATGAAGATCCCGCCAATTCCGCCGCCGTACTGAATCGAATGACCGTGATGGAAACGGTAGGGGCGATCGTAGATGTCGATGTAGTGGTGGTACCCTTCGCTGATCTGGAATCGCACCCGCGGTTCGTTCCGGAAGTACGCGGCCAGATGGACGTACATCAGGTATTCGAGCGAGTGCCCGGTTTCCGTGGCGAAGCGGACCTTTTTCGTCGTGCGGGAGTGATTGCCGACCTTACACGGAATGATGAATTCGTACTTGGAATTGGCGAGGAGGAACTCGATCCCCGAGGCGATCAAATTCTGCGCGTTGATGATTGCGTGAATCGGATGCAGATCATTGGTTTCCGCCGCTTCCTCGTGGAGATCGTTCGTGATGAAGTCGCCGAGGAGCCCAAGCACCACGGTACTGATCGAGACATCTTGCGCGAGGAGGTTGATCAGCCGCAGGGACGACGTGAAAAATTTCGTCACACGGGACTGACAAATCTCCGGGGTGAATTGGTTCAGGCCGGACGTCTGCGCGAACGTCACCGTTTCTTCCGTGTGCCAATCACTCGCGACGAGAATCGGCGTCGCTTCGGAGGTCCCTGACGATTTTTTCGGGATGATCTTGAACGTGTCGATCCCGTCGCCGATCGCCCCGAGCGACCGCAGTTCCCGTTCCTGTCGCTGGATCGTCTTCAGTGCCTCGTCGTACTTCTTATTGACCGCTGCCGCGTCGTTCTTGAACCGTTGGCGATCCTGATCGGACAACACTTGGACGCTGGGTCGGGCGCGTCGCTGACTCTCGCGGTTACAGGAATTGCACTGTTTGGCCTTCCGATCCTTGATGAACCCAGCACACCCAGGGAGCTTCGTCGGGCACGGGGGACGGTCGGCAGGTAAGTACGAACCCATCAGGTACCTCTACATCGAAAATCGGGGATTCAGTGATTCACTGGCCTTGCAGGAACCGTGCCGAGGAGGACACTACGCCGTCTGAGCGAGTACTTCTAGCAGTTCGATATGCGGCTTATCCGTCTTCCCTTTCGGCCAGCGCCCGCCCCAGGAAAAGCCAACCGCTTCCGCAGTCTCCCCGTACAGATCCCACGGTAGGGCTTCGTCCCATGAGGGTTTCCCGGCCACGATGAAGCAGCAATCCGCCGCCCGACCGCTTTGGTGATTCGAGAGGGTCCTGATCCCGTCTGCATGGGTCACCACACGGCCTAGGGGTCGTTTCTTCGTGACTCCCGGTCCAGGGGTAGTCCGGCCCTGGTTCCAGAGGATGACTTGCTGCGTGACCGTTCTGAACCCGTCCGTGACCATCATCGGATGCCCCGCCGCTGCCATCGTCGTCAGGACCCGATCGACACCGAGAATCACATCCGGATGACACCCGAGGAGCTTGTGCGCGTCGCGAGGATTCATCAATGCCCCCGCACGACATACGCTTGTTGGGGTTTGAAATAGAACGTGGCATCCGTCGCGGAGAGGGTAATCTTCACGGCGACGGTCGCGGAGCTGGCGAAATTGGGTGTACAGACTTGCGCGCCCGAGTACGCCACCGTGGGATTCGTGGCCCCGAGAAAATCAATCGACAAGGCGGTGCTCGTGACCGGCGCGTACGCCCACAGATCAGCCCCAACCCGCATGAGGGCGATGCGATAGAGCCATTTGCGCTCCGTGGCGTTGTTGCTCCACGCGTACCCGCCCGCACCATCAGTCAGGGGTACCGTGACCCCGCCCCAGTCCACCAGAAGTTCAGCCGTGCCTACAGTCCCTTTGTTGTTCTTCAGCAAGGACGCAAACGTAATATTCAGAATGTCCCCATCGGCCATGTCGTTCGCGGGGACCGTGAAGGAAATGAGCGCCGTCTGTGTATTGTCGACAGCGGACACTAACGTCGGCACGTAGGTGGTCGTTTTCGCGAGTCGGCTATCGTTCCCCGCACAAGCGGTAGTACCGCTGGTGCCATAATTCACGGCGACATCGTCCGCATTGACTGTGATGCCGGTACCGGCCCCGACAGCGATCGTGCGATCGGCGGACAGATCCCCGCCGCCGGTCAATCCTCCACCCGAAATAATGTTGCGGGTCGCGACAGCTTTTGCAGCGAGGTCTGTTGCCAAATTGGTGACTTGGGATTCGGCCAGCGTGACCGGGTCGCCGCCGCCAGATGCGTGACTCGCGGCATGTGCCGCGGGGACCCCTCCGCCCATCGTGACGAACGTGTAGGGCGAGATGGAGGTACACAGTTTCAGTAACGCATTGGCCGTATCCGCCCATTCCCAGCCGACCGCGACGGGAGCGGCCGAGGGTGCCGTCGCAGAAATGACCTGATGACCGGCGATATTCACGATGCACGTACCTTCACGATGCGAGTCGAAGCAGGCTCAGTACCGGGCACACCCAGGTACCCCCAGGTCCACTTGTGCAATGTCGTGGCGGGTTTACCCGGTACTTCGACCGTCTCTACCGCGCCGTCGATTTGTCGTTTGCAGGTGCCACACACGATCGTGAACACGACGTCCAGATCCACGGGAATCCCGCACCGCGCGCTCGTGTACGACGTCGCACAGTACGGACATTCAATCCGCGTGAGTGCGGGAATGGCAGGAATGGCAGGAGTGATGGTGATGGTATCCGGCTGCGGCATTAGTCAGGCTCCGTGGCAACAATCTGCACCGTTCCAGTCGGGAACCGCGCATACAAGTGCATTTTTCCGTCCACATCATCCTTCTTGCCGTACAAATAGATCCCCGACGAGGATAAGACAGGATCGACCGTCACCGGGAGCAACTCGTGCGCACCGTCCGGTGTGATTCGCGCACGGACACGCGCACTGGTGAAGAACTCAAGCGCGCGCGCCGCTACGGTGCCGATTTTAGAGACACCGATCGCTTCATCAGGACCGAAATTCATGGATCTACTTTCGTGTCTTCAAGCCCTTGAACGAGGGGCGATCCTCGATCCCCATCTTTCGTTGTTCGCTGAATCCGATCGCGAACGCCTGTTTGGGGTTGGTGACTTTCTTCCCGTGCTTCGAGCCGGAGTGCAACTGGTGCTGTTTGAACTCCCGCATCACACCGGCAAAATCTTGTGGCATGTCCCTTACCTCGTCACGCGTTCGAGAATCCGATCGATCTTGTCGTCGACACTGTCAACTTTGATTTCGATGCGGTTCAGCCGATCGCCGTCGTTCCGTTGCTGCGTTTCGACTTGGCCGACTTTGACCGCAAGTTCCTTGTCGTTGGACGTATAGCCCACGTACCCGGCCACACCGAGCGAGATCACGCCGGAAATGGTCGCAATCGCAATCGGCACGATCCACTCCCGTTTCGTCGGAACGCGATCGAGATCAGTTTTGATAATCATCGATTCGTGCATAGCATTACGGCTCCCACGCACTATGGATCGCGGGGGTTCGTCCGGTTTTCGGATAAGTACCCGGTCCCTTAAAGAAACTCGGCATCTTCCGCGGAGAGAAGCTCGGATAGCCGGCGAGTCGTTCGTCGTTTGCCGCGGCATCGATCGCCGCACTCAACTCTTCAGGAATATCACTCGACAGCCCTTGCAGCGACGGTCGATCCGTGAACGGTTTCCACGAATCAGGAAGTTCGAGCCCCGGTTCCGCGGCCGGCGGCATCAGCGCGTCAGGCGACACGGTACTCAACGCGGGCGAGGTACCTATCCGTCGTTGCATGACACGATCACGACCCGCTTCAATCCCGGTTGGATCCTCGTTCCACGGGAATTGCTGAGCCATCCGTCGCCCTTCCGCGTCCGCCTGTTCCCCGACCATGTCGAGGGACTGTGCGGGTCGACCTTCAACCGGGGTCAGTGTCGGGTTGGTCGACGGCGCGGACGTGACGCGAGTCGGGGGTGCCGGTTCCTTGAGCGACGTGAGGATGGAATTCAGTTCGTCGTTGAGGACAGGCGCTTTCCCGGCGACACGCGGCGACATTGACGTCGGTGTCTGTGTCGGTGTAGCTGCCCACGCTGTCTCGCGCGCCGGCCACATATCTTCCGCCGGCCGTGTAGGTCCGGTGAATGGGGTGTTCGGGCGATTGATGTACGTTGCTTTCGGTTGCGAGGCAAACCCGCCCATCTCACGCTCAACCGCGGGTACCGCTTGTTCAGCGTCCTTCGCCGCGCCCGACAATCCTCTGAACGAGGCGAACTTGTTGGCGAGTGTGGACCCGCCCGCCGCACCCAATGCCGCCCCTTCGAGCGCCCCAGTGACTCCGCCGCGTTTCCCGCCTTCGTACCCGCCGATCATCGCGCCGCCGACTCCGCCCATCGTGCCTTTGGTCGCCAACGGACGAATCGCTTGGATGCCCTTCATTGCCCCGCCAAGCACACCAGGGATCGCCGCGCCTTCTGCCGCCCGGAGGAGGAGATCCGAAAACGTCTGGGGAGCGTCTGAGTTTCCCGCGGCCCGTGAGGTCAAATCCGCAAGCGCCTGAGTCCCGCCGCCGATCGCCATTTGCAACGGAATCGACGCGCCGCCGGTCACAAACGGCGCGGCCACTTGGACGATCTTGGCGGCGTTCGGTAATCCCGAGGCCGCGCCCGACAAAAATCCCTTCATGCGCGCGATCCACGGATTATCGGTTTCGGACGCGGGGACTGCCGATACATTGGGATTACCCTGCGGTTGCCAGCGTGCCCCATCCCAGCGAACGGACTCACTCGCGCCTTTTCGCACTTCACCGATTTGCGGCATGATCGAATCCTTTACTGGGGCTGGTAGTCGGGATTGGCGTACGGATCGTCTCCGCTGTCGCCACCAACGCTCAATCCCAGCGACGCGGCGATCTGCATCAACCGATCGCGCGACAATCCCGGCCCGCCTTGTCCGCTTTGATTTTCGTTTTGAATGTTCTGGACGGTGCTGGCGAGATTCGAGCGCATCGCCGTAGTTTTTGATTTCCACACGTCCGATCGATCGTGGACCGTGGGAATCTGTTTCATGATGCGGACGGCTTCCGGTTCAGACATCTGCGCACCGGTAATGGCTTTGATAACCGCGTTGGCGAGGGTCGAGGACCGCGCGGTGAATCCGTTGAAGTCGGGATTCGACGGCATACCGGGGACGCCCTGCATGAACTCACTCATGCGTCCTGCGACCGGTCCCATCCCGTTCACGAACCCCTGCACCTTTGGGTACAGCTGTTCGAGTTCATCCAATGTATTGAGCGCAGTGTGCGCACCCGCGATGCGTTCCATAAGGCCAGACGGTAGTCGAGATCCACCGCCTCCTTTGGCTCCCGCGTTGGTCTCTGCGACGTACGCGGACCCTTCGTTCGCCAATGCCTGTTTCGCGATGTCTCCGCTGGCGTTGATGTGGGCGACGTCGCGTGCCGTTTCACCGGGAATGCGACCCACGGCCAGCTTCGCGTCCAACGCTTCCTGTCGCTGTTGTCGGGGCAGATCCCCGTACTGCTGATAGCTCGCTTCCGTGTTCGCAGCCGCCTGCTTCTGCGCCGCGACACCCGTATCCGGATCGCTGTCCATTTCGCCGCGAAGCATCGACAATAGACGGTCTGAACCAGGGGAAGCCGCGCCACTGGCGACGTTGGTTGCGAGTTCGTCTGCCCGCCCGCCGCGAAGCTGCGCGAGTTCGAGCGAGGGCGATCCGGCACCCGACACCGTCCCACTCATGGCCGGGACTTCCGTACTATCCACGCCGAGAAATTCCGCCAGTGCGTCGATCGGGGTTTTCTGTTTGACCGGGCCGGCGAGTCCAGCACCGGGAGTCATCGTGTACGGCATTACAGGACCCTCCCACCAGCAGTCTTGCGGCCCTTCTGGAGTTTGTTGATTTCGCTGTTGGGGTCGTTCTGTTCCATCAACGCCTGAAGACTTGGCCGCGCCCACGGGTCCCCAGTCGCCATCCCCTCGAACGGCTGTGGGTCTGGGGTTGCTTTCGTGGCCCCGAATACCGGAAACCCGCCGCGTTTGATGTTCTCCGCAAACGTCTTCTGGTAGTCCTCGTCTGTCCGCTGCGTCGGTGCCCAGGAGTTCGTCAGGGGGTCCCATTCCAGCTTCCGCTGCGGCCCGAGTAAGGTAGGAGCAGGCATAGTGAATCCTTCAGACGTAGTATGGCATGAATCATGCCATCAGTGAATCAGTGACCGTAGAGCTATGATTTCGTGAATTCCCTTAGTACGGGGGGAATTCCCCGTAAATAAAAGCAGCATCCATGACACGCGACGACGCGACTTGAGGAGCCAACGCTACGTGAAAATTGATGTTGGTCGTCACCACGGGTAAGTTACCGGAGTTCATCACGACCGGGGTACCCCCATTGACGGTGAACGTAAACACAGTGCCGTCCCCGCTCACGACGATTTTGATGACATAGATCGTGCTCGCGGCGATGTTCGCGATCGAGGCCGATGTCGATTGTGTGCCTGCATTATTCGTGGTACAGCCGATGAACCCCGCATCAGCCGTCACGGTGCTGTAACGGACACCGACACTGTTGGCGGGCATGGTGTCGGAGTTCCCCACGACCGTATCCCCGCCCAGCATCCACCACAAGCGCACACTCGTGATGTCCGAACCCGTACGAATCCGAAAGATGTACGTAGGATCGTTCTGGAATTGCGCCAGCGTATTCACCGCGCCCCAGAACACACGAGACCCGCTGGACGCGGTACTGATGCGCGCCCACACATCGGCGGTGTCGACCACTACAGAAATGCCGGTGCCGGTGTTGGAGCCGGTCGGACCAATGCCGACCACGCTGGCACTCGACGAACTGGCCATGATCGCGTGCCATTTTTGTTGATAGAACGTATAGGCCGCGTTCGCACTCGCCAGCGTGGCCCACGATCCGTCTCCGCGCCAAAAGGTCGCCGAGGATGCCGCACTGCCGCCGTTCAAATTCCCCACCGGGAGATTACCCGTGACATCGTTTGCGAGATCCACCGCACTGAATGTCGGCAGTCCCGCGGCATTGCCGTGAAGGAGCGTCGTGGTCGTTCCGAGTGACGCGAGGACCTTGATGTCGTCCGCCGCGTTGCCGACCACCAGGGCGCTGGCGGTGAGGGCTCCGGCGGTGTGGGTAACAGTACCCGTTGCTGTGCCCGCTGGAACCGCCCAGACCCCGTCGCCGCGCCAGAAGGTGGTCGCCCCGGCGGATGTCCCACTGTTCAGATGCGTGACGCCGAGATTACCTGTGACCCCGTTGGCGAGATTGACTTGTGCCCACGCGGGATTGTTCGAGGCTCCGGTGTTGCTCAAGTACCGAGTCGCGTTGGCGTCTTTCGCGAGGACCGAGAGGACATCTGCCGCGGACCCGTACAGGAGGTCTCCTTGCGCGACCGTGATCAGGCCAGTTCCACCGTCCACCACGCCGACCGGCGATGTCAGCCCGCCGCTGGTGTCGATATTCGCCAGATCGTCCGCCACACCCGCGAGGTCACTGAACAAAATGTCAAACATCTCGTTCGCATCGACCAACTGCTTACCCAGACGGGTATTGACAGTGTCGATGGACCCGACAGGATCCGACCAGGACAACTGGTACGGCTGTGATCGGACAGTGGTGGACATCACCCCGCCTTAGTACACCGGCTGATCGCTGGAGTACGAGGACGACAATCCTTGCGTCGCCAACGACAGCAGACGGAACAACGTGTTTTGCTGTTGCTGTTGGCGCGCGAGTTCCAGTTGGGCCGCAGCTTCCTGTGACTGAATATCCTGTCCGCGTTGAGTGATCCCGCCGGAGTACCGGGTTTTCGCGAAATCCGCGGCTTGATTGGAGTTCTGGATCGCGAGATCACGCGACACTTCACCCAAGTTCCCCGCGCCGGACTGGATGATGTCGCGGGTACCTTGTACCTGTGCCCCGCCGCCGATCTGTCCCTGCGCGCCGAGTTCATCGTTGAGCGACGTGAGCGCCGCACGGGATTGCTGCCCGACCGCATCTTTGGCGCGCGAGAACGTCGCGGAGTTCGAGGCGTCCATGTTCGGGAGTTCGAGCCCGCCGACCGAGGGCACACCGTTACCCCCGCCGCCGCCTGTGACACCCGTACCGGCCCCACCGCCGGCCCCGGATGCGCCGGACACGGATCCACTTCCACCCGTCAATCCGGCGATCGAGGGAAACCCTTTTAAGGCTTCAGACGTGTAGGCCGCGGCCGTCTGTCCCGCGGTGGACCCGCCGCGCACCTGCGTTTCCCGCATTTTGGCGTACCACTCAGGCGAGTACTGCTTGTACGTCTGTCCGTTGATGATCTGATCCCGTCCGGCATAGTTCCCGGTGCCGTACTGATCGTATGGATTGGTCGTCGCCATGATGCTGTTCTCCCTACCGCCGTCCTGTCACGATGAAAGGCAATTCGTACCCGTAAATCAGCACATCTTCGTTCAACGTCGCGTGCTCGAATGTCAGTTGCGCCAGTGCGCCGAACCCGATCCGGCCGATGTTCTGCCGGCCTGTCGTCATGTCGTACGCGATCGACGCTGTGTCCACGATCGTGTCGAAATCACCCACGGCCGGCGTGATGGTAATGATCCCACTCGGTTGTACCTTCCCGAGGATGGAACACTCGCCCCAGACCTTCTCGAAGTCCGGTTCGAGCGCATCATGCGGTTTCCCGACTGTCCGCATCGCGATCGGATGCACGCCCCAATCGTTTTTCGCGGCGACGTTGAGCGACAGGAATCCTTGTCGACTGCCAATCATGTGGAACGGGTACCCGTTGGATCCCCGGACCAGGAACGCGGACGACGGATCAAACGCGTCGGTTTTGTGCGGACCCCACCAGGATTGTTGCGAGATGTCGTACGCGACCCACCGGTCAATCACATTGCTTCCAGCGGACGCGAGAAACAGCAAATACATGCCGTCCGCTTCGTCGAGCACCGCGAATGCCCGCTGAAACATCGCCCGGTTAAACACATCATCGGTCGCGAACCAGGACCGGACCTTTTCGTCACTGACGCAGTTGACCCCGTTGTCGTCCCAGCAGTACACCCCGTCACGCCAGAGGAAAAATGCGCGATCCTGATACACGACAACCGACTCTTGCGATTCAACACCGCATTCTTCCTGGAGCGTGGTCGGTTTGATATTCGCCAGCGTCGACCCGGTGATTTGCTGCAAGCCTTTCTTGCGGCCAACCCCGAGGGCGTTTCGGCGGGGAATCAGCGCGGTAATCCCGTACGAATCCTCGCCGATGTGTGGAATCGGAAGGGTGTTGAGCGCACCCCAGGCGAACATCGTGCCCGCTTCCGTCCACCGGAGGTTATCCATGTCGGCACGGTCGACACCCCAGAGCCGCCCTGCCCATTCCTTGATCAGCGTCAGATCCGGTGCCGCCCCGCGAATCGGCGCGGACACGATGCCCAAGCCTGAGTCGGGCGTATCGTCATTGATGGACGTGATGATGTTACCGTCGATCACAATCCACGGGAAAAACACCGCGCCGTTGTCGGTCGTGCGGTACAGTTGCCGATCGGTGATGTCGTCAGTCGACACCAGGACATTGGTGGCATTCAGATAGTCGGTCGTGATCGTCTCGCTGTTCGACACCGGACTGTAATCGCTTTCGCTGATCACGTTGCCTAGCGCGTCGAGAATACGGAATGTCTCGACCGCTTCAAAGGTCCCGCTCAGTGTCCCACCGTTCGCGTTCGAGAGTACGATCGCGGACCCCGGTGTCAGTGGCGTCAGAACCCGGACGACCCCGAACACGTCGATCGACAAGGGCCGCGACGGAGTATTGACGAGGATCACGTACCGTTTGAATCGCTCGAACCGCGGGACCCGCAGCGCCGACAAGATAATTCCCGCCGGCAGTACCAACGCGGTCCATCCACCATCCGTGTTGACGGAATACAACGTCTCGCCCGACTGCACCAGGGTGAAGGCCATTACTGGTCCACCCCGTAGAGGGCGCTCATGGGGTGATCGTGAGAATCCATGTTCGCGTTCAGGTGTGCGGAGCGATTCGTCCAGGTGATCCCGTCCAACGACGAGTACAAGATGTCCTCGCCCCAGGTGTACAACACCCCATCATCGACACCGAGGTTGAGCGGGACACCCAATGAAGCAAAATTCAACACCGTCGTCCACGACGCCCCGTCGAATTTCTTGACCGACGCGGTCGACGGCGAACTCGGATTGAATAGCGTCGCGTACAAATTCCCGCCGAATAGCCGCATCGCGGCCGCCGCATTGGTATCCGCCGCGGTACCCCCATCGTCTGTGTTCAACGACTCCGTCAGGGTGCCGTCCGGGTCGAGTTTCATGATCTTGGCAAATTGCGGGGTGTACCCGCCGGTATCGTTGGAATGCACGCGATACCCGAAAAACAACGACCCTTGAAACGGCCGCATACAGGACACGTCAGACAGTTTGGTCGAACTGTGATCCGCGGAGACGTTATTGGCGATGACGAAGCCGCTCCCTTGCAGTTGCACGATGTAGGGGTCGAGATCCGAATCAAGAATCTGATGCCCGCGCCACATCCCGAACCACAGATTCCCGCCAAAGTTTTCCAGCACGTACGGCGCAAACCCGGTGGTGTGGGAGCTGACGAATGGTGCGCCGTTCGCCGGGTTGAGGGAATTGAAAATCTCCGTCAGGGCATAATTACCCGCGTCGAGCCCGGTGACTTTGAAAATGCGCCCGTGGAAGTAGGCGGGGATCCCGAATTCTTTGTCCAACACCGCCACGTAGCAGACATTCCCGTCCGCGTACTTCACGAGCACGCAGGACACGCTGGTTTTGAACGACGCGACCGCTGTCACGAGGTAGTTGTTGTGGGGGAAGGTACACACCAGCGAGTCCGTGTGCCCGTCGTAGCGTCGCAGGGTCGCCTTCGTGGGGTTGACATCGAAAGCCGTATCAAACGCCGCCCCGTAGTAGAGGACCCCGTTCGCTTCGGCGTATCCCTGCTGCCCGTGGTTGACCGAATCGGCGGTGTCCGACGCGGGGGAGTACCGCGGCGTCGAATCGACGGGAAAGCCAAACGGACCCACGACACACCCGCCCGATCCGGAGGTAATCTTGAGCGCGTCGTCCTGGCATTCCTTCGACGTGAGGTACCACCCGTACCCGGTCTGCTTACTCAACACATTGAGATCGTCGTCGTGGCGTCCAATGAGCAGCAACCGGGACCCGCCAAACAGCACCCCAGATTGGCCGAGTGGTTCACTGGGCGGCGTCGCGGCTCCGACGTTTGTGCTGCTATCGATCGTCAACCCCGCGCCGAGGTTGTCGCCGGTAATGCCGGGAATGGGCGAGCCGGTATTGTTTCCGCCTCCGCCCGCGGCCGGAGCCCCGCCGGTACCTGCAACGGGCATCTCGATCCCGCCAAGGACCGCGCCGCTCAGCCTCGAGGTATTGAACTGCGCCAGTCCCTGTCGAGTACTGAGCCCGCCCTTGCGCCCGCTCAAGCCGGTATGCTCGGCGTTCTGTGACGATCGCAGTTCGTTATCCGCCATGTCCAGCGGGTTGGCATCGACGTTGACGCCGCCCTGACCGAACTGGGTGACACGAAGGGTTCCTGACGGCATGATTAGCCGCCCAAGAACATTTCAAACGTGGCGTTCGCGATGTCGGACTGGACGCCCAACGCGGTGTATCCGGCCGTTGCACTGGTACTCGCACACCAGTTCGCAAACACGCCGCCGGGTTGGACTTTCGCGATGGTTTGCGATGCACCACCTTGAACAGTACCCGTGATGGTGATGACCGCTGTCGCGTGGGTGTTGTGGAACACAAACTGCAAGATGTTCACGGTCGGCAGGTCGAGCGCGTGCAGGCTGGCATCAATCAGCTTCCCGGTGTGGAACTCGCCGGCCAAACCCGCGTAGCCGATCGCACCGATCGATCGATTCACCACGTTCGCGCCGTCCGCGTCCTGTTGGTTGACGAGGAGGGTGAGGTTGTTCTGTGATTCAGACATGGATCGTGTCCTTATGTGCCGGAGCAAGCCGAAGCGGACGATGTGATCACGCCCGCGGTACTGATGCAGAGATACCGCGTCCCCGACGAAGCCGGCGTCACCATCGATCCGACAATCCACTGAGTCGGGCGAATGCTCATTTGCACGGCTTTCGTGGTCGATGTGTCTGGCGTCACGAGGAAATCGAAACGGGACCCGTGCGCGGTCGATGAATGCGTTTCCGTGGCAACCGCGTTAATCACCGCCGCGGATACCGTCGCAAACGCCGCCGACTCGTACCCGTATGCCGCGAGAGAGAGCAGCGTATTCGTGTTGACCGCGGCCGTCGCACTGTCGACACCGCCGTTTGCTTTACGGCCGATGACCGCCGGGGATAGGCTGTATTCATCGATCGTGACCGCGGCTTGCAGCGCGTTCTGCGTCTTAAGGTGGAGCATCGTGATCGGCGTCGCCAGCCCGATCCCGAGTCCGCCATTCGGCAACAGCGACATCGTTTCCACTTGCGAGGTACCGGATGGAATCAGCTTCCACCACTTGACCCCGCCGTCTGTCTCGATCGACTGCCGTTGATAGAATCGGAAATTCGAGCCCACCGATCCATAGTTCCCGTCCGCCGCGAAGACCAGCCGTTTCGGAGCCGCAGCGGTACTCACCCCGGACCATGTCTCGATGTAGTTCGCATCCTGGAAGATCGCCGGCCCAACGCTGGCATTGCCGTACCCGAACGCGAACACTTCATGTCCGGTCGACGCGCGCGCGGTGTAGGCGCTGTATCCGGCGACGTTGCTGTTCTTGACCGCAAGTACCCCTGCCCCGGACAAGTCGTTCTTCAGAAGCGTTTCATTCAGCGTCGCAGTCGGAAAGCTGTTCGGTGGATCCTCCGTCGTGAACTGTCCGGAGGTACCTGTTGACCCAATCGTGAACCGCGCGCCGTTTTCGGTTTTGATGGACCCGTCTGCGGCGATCCGGAGATACACGTTGCCGTTGACCATCAACACGATTTCCGCGGGCGAGCCGCCGCCGATGATGACCGGCGCTTGTGCGAACGCATTAGCCGCGAGCGCCAACAGCAGAACCAGGAAGATTGCAATGCGTGACATTAGTAGCTACTCCCCATCCCACCAAAGAAATCCTCGACGACTTCCGGTTCTTGTTCCTGTCGCGGAGTAATCCGGGTGAGGATCAGTTGCTTTTCCGTGCCGTAGATCGCCAACCAGCCGGCGTCCGGCGTCTGTGTCTCGTTCTCTTTCGCGCGCGCGTAGGCAATCGTCCACGCTTTCAACGCGTTATCCGACCCGCCCGGAATCGGGTTGACATTGCCGAGGGTAATTCCGGGGTTGTAGATGATCCGGAGGGCAAGATCCGCCGACAAGATCGGCGCGGTCAAAATCTGCATCGTGTCGACCGGCCATCCCGCCCCGCTCGCGTGGTAGTAGATGATGCCGCCGATCCCCTGGTCCTGCGCGGTGAGGGACCGGGCGAATGCGAACTCCGGATGCGTGTACTTGCGCGGGAAGAACTTGAACAGCCGGCCGGACCCGTCCGACGTGAGTACCGCCGGCTCAATTCCCAACACCCGGAAGCAATCCTCCGGCATGTTGGAAATCTTGTCATCACCCGCGCGCAGAATCGGCGCGGTACTTCTCGTGAGGTAATGTTCTCCATGAACATCCAGGATCGCGCCCCACAAGTCCGTCACTCCGTTCTGCATGATCTCCGTCAGCTCATCATCCGCCCAGAACCGCGCGGAAAGTTCCCGCAGTTGCTTCCGAGCTTGAGACAGCAGTGATGCGACCGTAGTTGCCGCCATTAGAGTTGACTGTTCACCATGCCGGTATTGAGCGTCCGGCCCGGTTTGTAGTACCCCTCGACGTGGACCCGGCCAACACACCCAGACGCCGGATTCGTCACCGTGAATGCCTTGTCGACGGCCAGCGGTGCGCCGTGCGGCCCAAAGTCCCAGGCCACAACTGACGGGACCCCCGCCGCGGCTGTTGCATCGGTGTGCGCGGCCAACTGCAACGGGGTACTATCCTGGAACGTAACGATCTTCGCGTTCACATGCGTGACGATCGACAAGACGATCTTCTGCACGTAAATCTGGAAGTTCGTCCGAGCCGCGGCGAGTGTGACCGTGCCGCCCGTGGTTCCTTCCAGATCCGTATCCGCAGCAAAGGGCCGTTCAGAGTCTTTTTGAACGACGAGAATGTCTCCACCTGAAGCCATGATTACCCTTCCGTCTGTCCTGGTACTGGCCCCACCGGGCCGATCATTTCCGCCGGGGCATCCCAGCTCGCGATCATTTCCTTGAGGACCATGATCGCCCCGCCCTTCGCGTTGGCGTTGGCGATGTCTTGCCGTTGACTCTGTTCAAGATCGGCGAGCTTCGCGTGCAGCAGTTCTTTCGTGATCACGGTTCGTATCCTCCTGCCGAACGTGTTTACGATTTACGAGAACGTGATCGCGTCAAACACCGAACATTTGGCCGTGGCATACCAGTTCGTGCCGTCGCACCATAGCTCCACCATGTCGCCCTTGACTGCCTTGCTGTTCACGATGGTAATTGTCAACACGCCCGTCACTTCAAAATCGGGATCAGTGGCCGAGTTCACGTCGGTCGAAAGCACATGCCCGACAATCGGCGTGCCCGACGCGCCAACAATCGTGTAACTCGCGCCGGATGGGGCCAGCCCGACGATGAACGTGAAATGCAGCCCTGCCGCAACAGCAGGAAGCGTTGACACGAACTCCGTTGCGTGAGCCAGGAAGAAAACGGACCCTGTTTCAGCGGCCGTAATAATATTCGTCGCCGCGACCACTTCGGTCAAATCTTGCACCGTTGGTGTGACAAGGCTCGGCGATGTGAGTACCGCTCCTGCTGCGACGGTCAACGCGCCCGTAATGACCGGAGCTGTCAACGTCGGAGCGGTCAGCGTCTTGTTGGTGAGCGTCTGGGTACTGGACGCATCGACGACTTCAATTTCAGTCGTGCCCGATCCAGCCGGTACGAATTTCAGTTTGTTGTCGTCGGAATCGACGTAAATGGGAGCTGCGGTCGGAAGCGCCGGCCCTGTATTGGGGTTGGCCGGGCCACGATGAATGAAACGAGTTGCCATGAGGAAGATCCTTCTCTTTGAAAAGAGGGAAGGGGAGGCTTCCGCCGGACCCCTTCCAGTGAGTGAACGAACTTACGCGCCCTTGACGAGCACGAAGCCGGACGGACAGTCGGTGTCGGTCGAGTCGGTCGTCCCGTCGAAATCGGTGTACGCCTTCATGACCAGACCGGCCGCGAGGACCACGCCACGTGGACTGATGAACACCTCTTCCTCGCGCTCGTTGGGAGCCGCGACGGATTCGAGGAACGGCAGCACGACACGGCCGTCCGTACCCGCGCCCGCATCGTCGGTCGCATCGTCGAACGCGACAAGATAGACGTCCGTCGCCGTCGCCGGCTTGACGCCCCAGATCGCGAGAATGCGCGCCGCACCTGTCGCGAGCACCTGTCCACCCGCATCATCGATCGACGTGTTGATGAACGGGAGAAACTGCAAGTCCGGGTTGCCCTTCTGCGTCGACAGATGCAGCTTCAACGCCTGAAAGACTTTCTTCGTGGCCGGGGACGCATTGACCAGCGCGATGTTGACACGACCCCACACCTTGTTCGCATTTTCAAAAGCAAAAGCAGCCATGATGAAACCTACCTACCCTCGCCCGCGGTGTCATCCAGTGATGATGACGCCGTCGGTACGACTAGAGGGGGACGATTGCCGTACAGGGATGTTTTTCGCTGTATGGTTACGCTGTCCCGTTCGCGCTTTGTACGATCGATAGGCGTCCGACGCCCGGTGATCCACGTCGTCGAGGAATTTCTTGCGTTGGTCGAGTCGGGTCTGTTCTTCCTTCGCTTCGACTCGCGCGATATACGCGTCGACTCCCCCATCCGCCCACATATCCCGATCGCGAAGGTCGGCGATGATCGCGTCCGCGCCCGCCCAGCCCGTGTGGAAGTTCCCGACGATGGTGTCGACGGCGACGAGCTTGAGCGACGCCAGGAGATCGCCATCCGAGTACATGACCCGCGCGTGTTTCTTGATCGCGGCCGTTTTCAAGTTCTCGACGATCATGGGGACGGCGAGTGAGCGGTCCCGGCGTCGCGCCAGGAGGTACTTCCTTGCTGTCCGCGCCGGCACGATGACCAACCCCGGATCCTGGTCCCACAACCGTTTGAGGAACCATGCCGGCGGCTTCGGAAGGTTGTTCCGGTTGATGTCGGGGATCCAATTCCCGAAGGACATCGCGACGGAGGTGTCGAGTACCTGCATGTCCTTAGACGTTGTGACTCGTGTCGAATTCGGTGCCCGACCCCGCTTCCACCGACGCTTCGTACGCGCTGTACGGCGTCCGCTTCAACAGCTTCCGAGCTTCCATCGGCTCCCCGTAGAACGATCCATCACGATCGACGACTTCAAGCGCCTGCGCCGCTTTCGCCAGGACCGACTCGGGAATGGGGGTGATCGGGTAATTCTTCGACCCTTCCACGCCCACCAGCGAAATGAACTTCCGCGGGTCCACGGGATGCTTCGACCCCATCAGCGGGTTTTGCTTGATCGCGTACGGAATCGCGACCTTCGGGAGCACGTTCGGTCCCGGTACGAGATTGATGTCTTCGCCGTCGTAGCGGACACTGAGAATGCGCTCAAACGCACCCGCGCCGAGGGTGCGATTGTGAACGACCGCCGATTCTTTGAAATGCCCCAATACACCCATGTTTGAACCTCCTCTAGTTCCCCCGATCGCACAGCCCGTAGCGTTCAGATGTATGAACGCTACGGGCCATAACGACGATTACGCTGAACGCAGAATCAAGAACTAAAGCTCTGGAACAATCACCAAAGTTTGTCCAGTGACCCCATCCCATCTGGCACAGACCGCGGGATTGCCCACGAAGTTCTGCTTCCGCGCGAACCACCACGCTTCGAACGCGTGACGGGCGGAATCACCGACGCCGTCGCGGACGAGAATCGATCCGTCTTCGTCGACAAATCGTCCCGGCTCCGCGACGTACTGCTTCGCGCCCATCCGCGTCTCGTCGAGGAAGTACACCTGATCGAGTCCGAGGGTCCGAATCGGGGTGACGGGTACCTCACCCATCGACACGTCGCCGCCGGGTTTCTTGAACGCGACGGTACCAGGGTCACTCTGTTTCTTGTCGCTGGACGCCGGGGCATAGCGCCGATCGGCTTCCGTCAACTTCAGGAACTCGCGTCGCACCGAGGGGTGCATCAAGAGACGCGTAACCTCGCCGCCGAGTTTCTGGTACAGCACGTCCGCCGTCCGCTGCATGGCATCAGTCGCGAGCGCGCCGGCCGAGCTGACCACATACGACTTGTACGACGGAGCCAGCGACCGCTGGATCTCGAAGTAGTTGGCCTTGTTCGTGCCGTCGTCGACCAGCGCGGGCAGACCGTAATACGCCTTTTCGTAGGCGGTATCGAGGATGTCCGTGACTGACGCGTTCGCCGCTTGCACGAGGTAATCGTTGTCCGCCCACGCCGTGTCTGTCACCGCTGCCGCCGTGTAGTCGGTCCCGTCTTCGTTGATGTCGACGACCTTCGAGATACCCGCACGGACAGAACCATCCGCCGGATTGATCGCGGCCAGATACATGCCCTTTTGCAAGAATCGGTTGCCGAAGGAGGTACCTGCGATGTTGCCCGGACTGTCCACTTCAATCGTGGTGGACGAGGTACCCGGATCGCCCGACAGGAGACAGAACACGCCCTTGCCGTCCGTGGAGAGCGCGAACTCTTCCCGCTTGGCGATGTCGTCGATGATCCGCGTCATCTCGTCTTTCTTCGCGGACTTCCACGACGCTTCGGACGACACGCTGTCATCCATCGCTTCCTGTGTGAGACGGAGCCGCGCCATCATCTTGCGGACATGTACCGTCCCGTTGATGTGCCGCTGAGCGCCCGCGCCGGCAAATGCCCCATCCTCGGCGACGAACATGGGCGACGGGTTGCGTCCGACGTGTGCCTCGAAAGTGTGGCCCTTGCCGCCCTTGTAATCCACCTTGACCGGCTTGAAGATGTCGCCGAGCGGATTACTGTTGTTCACACCCTCCGCGATGCCTTCCTCGAAGACATCCTTGTAGAGCCCGAACACCGCCGTACTGTCCGCGCCGACGAACAGCAGGCCGGCCTCGGTACCGGCGTGGGTCATCAGATCGTGAAGAAGAAATGCGCGCATGATCGTCCTATCCTTTTGTTACGAGCCGAACTGGACGCCGCGTTCTCGTGCGAGCTTCGCGGCATAGTCCATTCGTTCGTCGAGTGTCTTAAACACGGCCGGTCGTTCGACGGTCGTCACTTGCGTGCGGCCGGTTGAACTCGGTACCGCTCGTGTTCGAGGGAATGTATTGGCGGTCGCGGTCCGGCGTGCGGGCTCCACCCAGCGTTTCGTATACGACGTCACGAACTCTTTCAATAGGGCCGCGTCACCTTCCTCGTACCGGGTGATCGTCGCGGAATCCTGACCACCGCTGGCTTGTAATTCCGCGTTGGCTTTGTTCTTCAGCCAGGACGTGAAGCTGTCTTTCAGATCGGCTTTCTGATCATCATCCAGCTTGTCGATGCCCATCGACTCGGCGACGTCGGTGTAGACGGCCGTCATCTGCTGATTGCCATGTCGTTGCCACTGACGCAATTCCGCCTGCGACTGACGCTGTGTCGCTTCGGGGGTCTTCGTCAGGGCTTCGATCTGTTCCGCCGTCATGGAGAGCAACGGCTTCAGATGCGGGAACATGGCCTCGAAGGCGTCCTTGACCTGTTGCGATTTCATCGCTTGCGGATCTTGAGGATTCACACCCGCAAGCGCCGCAATGCGCTGTTTCGCCTGTTCGAGTTCGGTGCTGAGTGTCGTCGCGCGCTGTTCCGCGGTTTGCTGCTTCTGAGAAACTTCGGTCAATCGGTGTGGCGGGATCCACTTCGATCGGTCTTCCTGGTATGTAAACCCGGATGCAGCCGCGCCGGTTCGCGCAGTACCTGGATCGCCCGATGGATTTGGAGTGCCGGCCGCGCCGGAGGCTGCGGTACTGGCGGCTGGTGTGGTCGTACCACTCGCCGTCGAGGTACCTGATGTTCCTGTTCCTGTTCCTGTGGTGTCGTCGAGAGCCATACCGTTCCTTTGTTATCGCGGGTGAGGGCCGCGTGTCGTTTGGCTGATGATGTGGCCGATTTCTTGCATGAACGTCTACCGGCGCTCAGTGTGGCACTGATATTGCCGTCCTGCAAGTACTTTCTTTCACTGATTCACTACTGTTTGAGGTTGTGCCGGGTTCGCGGCAGCTACTCCACCCGCATTCGCGTTCGAGTTGCCCATTGCGGACCCTCGACCGGCCGCTCCCTGTTGATTCGGGGGCGCACCCGGTTTTCCGCCGCCGGGGGTACCGGTACCACCACCCTGCAGAGCTGGATTCCCTTGTCCAGGCGGGGGTTGCCCGCCTTTTGTATCGATAATGACACCCGCCGCGTCGATAATGCCCATTTGGGCTTGCCCGAGCGCGACGTCGATTTCCGTCAGGTACGCGTCCACCAGCCCTTCCGCCGCCGGGGACCCCTTGAACACTTCCCGCCCGCGGTCACTGAGCGCCCACTTGATCAGTTCCTTGCGGTGGATCGCCGGGTTATACCAGCGTTTGTACCGCAGGGGCGAGATCCCCGCGCCGGCCGCGGACGCAATCGCGTTGGGATCCTTCAAGAACGTCTCGAACGCGTCCATATTCATCCACGCTTCCTGCACTTGCGCGTCGATCTCCGGCAACAGTTCGGATTCGCCAAACTTCTCGAAAATCTTCCGCTTCTGATCTTCGTCGGTGGGATCGATCAGCCCGAGAGAATTCAAGTGATCGATCGAGGCACGTTCACCCAAATTCGTTTTCGGTGTGGTCGTGCCGTCCTCGATGATGATCTCGACCGACCCTTTCAAGTCCGCCCGCTTGAACTCATCGAACGCCCATGACCGATTCGGCATCATGCGCGCCCGAATCTTCGTCTCGTCGCCGAACTCTTGCTCAATCGACAACGCGTCGCCCGCCCAGGCACGATGGACCGCGGCTCGTTCCTTGAACGCACTTGCGTGTTTCGCCTGTCCACGTTCGAGCAGCAGATTCAACGCCGCATACGCTTCGACACCCGCGGGTTTCTGACCCTTGAGAATGTCGTACGTGCCCATCAAGTCTTGTGCCTCGTCCTTGATGATCTGGCGGTACTGAAACACCGACGCGTTGATCCCTTCACCGGGGATGCGCTCCGGTTTCGCGTTGCCGCCGGCCACCAGTGGATTCCACTTGACGACCAACCCCGGCTCGCCCGTGAACTTCTCGACCTCCGCGCCCTTTGGTTCCAACCACACCGGATTCGCCATGCGGCCGATGATCATCAGCATGTGGGAATCGAGCTGATTGAGTTGATCCTGCTTCTGCACGCCGGGATCGATCAACGCAGAGCCGAGGGACCGTCCGCCAACATGCTCATACCGCGCATGATGGAAGGTGAAGATCGGATTGCCGTCGCCCGAGTGGTACGGGAGTGGTCCCGGCAGTGATTCTTGCTCGGAATGAATGACGATCGGATTTTGATCGCCGGCAAACCGAATCACCTGTCCATCCGGGAAGTCGTCGCAGGGTTTGACCCACACGTCGTACTCAACCACGCCCTCCGCTTCCGTGTTGGTACCGCCGCCGCCGAAGAACGGAGCGGACACCCCGAGATCGTTCTGGAACGGGAGGGACTTGAAAATCTGCATCGTCCGTTCCGCGGGCGATTTCGACCAGGGCACTTGATTGACGTACTGCGACAGATCACCGTTCTGTTCATAGTACGACTTGTCTCTCCACCGCATCCGAATCGTGTAGGGCGCAAGATCGTAGCGTTCGTACACGAGCGGGTACGCAATCTCGAACGGCGACAACGGGATCGTGATGCCCTTCGGCAACGGCCGCTTGTCTTCCATCGGCGAGCCATCTGGGTTCGTGGCCGGCATCAACGTATTCGCGCCACACTGCGGACATTTCTGACCCGCGTTTTTGATGTCGACTTCAGAAAACGGTCCACCTTTGCAGGTCAAACACGTCTCGTACCGGATCGTCAGCATCCCGTTTTTGCGCTCGTGATTTACCGCGGTGTGCATCCAGGCATTCCCGCACGCGAGCATCCAGAAATCAAACTCGTTATAGACCGCGTCCATCTGGTGGTCGGTGTAGAGAATCGGCATGTAGTCATCTGCGACCGAGGCCGTGACGACGTTCTTGTTGTCCGCGTTGGCGGGTCGAGCGGTCGCGCCGTAGTTGATCGCGGCGAAGTTCGCCCGGACGGTTTGGAGTCCGTCCTTGAGAATGTTCGTCACCGGACGTGGAATCCAACGGGCGAGCCGCTTATCTTGCCACTGCCCGCGCTTCGAGTCGAAGTAGATCCACTGGCGGTTGAGGATGTAAAACACGTTCCGCATCCACTGCCGCTCGTAAATCCACCGCTGATCGAAGCTCTCTCGCTTCCATCGTGTGAACATTTCGAGCAGCTGCGGATCGGTAAACGTCTTCGCGCCTTGCAGGAGTGTCGGCCCTGTGCCGCCCGGAGCGGATGTCGCTCCAGGGTTGGGACTGGCGGGAGGCGAGATCGGAGGTTTGAACGGGGATGCCATGATGACCTTCTGTTAATTCGTAGTACCGCCGTGGGATGCGTCCGGCATCGTGAGGATCAGATGTCCAAGATCGTCGTGCGCGACGCCAAATTTCGATGCCTGTTCGTCTCCCACATCTTCAAATGAGGGGAGATGATCGAATCCAGGGGGAGTCGAGGACACGGTACCCGGACGTGTCGGCACGATTTCAGGCACGGAGATGTTGATCCCCTTCGACACGAGCAATGCCGCCTTTTCTTTCTCAAGCGCGTTCACCCGATGACGCATCCAATCGATCGTGATGTCGTCCTTGGCTTTTTGTTCACGTAGGGCCGCGACACGAGCCTCGCCCACCGCACACTCGGCCTGCAACTTCTGCATGTCGAACTGTTGGCGCTTGTTGTCGCTCAGGACCATGTCGAAAAATTGCCGGCTAATCCACATACCGTCCTCCCCTACCCGTAGAAGTGTCCGTCATGCCCGATCGCGTCCTCGCTCACCCCGTAGAAATTCCCGGTCGGATATTCGTCGTTCGCCGGTTCGAGATCCCGTTCGTTATCGCGACTGGCATAGGTCCGGATCTTTTCCAGCTCCCACTTCGTCTTCTCGTCCATCCCCCGCGTGTCTCGCATCAGGATCGCGTCGGGGATCTTCGGCAACGACGGCCACGTCATCAACCCGTACCGCACACAGTCAGGCAGTTCGTCTTTCAGCTTGAAGACTTTTTCCTTCTCGTTCTTCTCGCCGTCCTTCCCGGTGTTCTTCGGGGAGAATCGCAACTGCTTCATCTGGTCGAACGTCCGCCGGGCCGGGTACGCGATCTTCAACTGCTTCGTGTACAGCCAGGAGAGGACGCGTTGGATCCCCGCCATCTGATCATTTTCCGCGGGCGCGACCAAGATCCCATGCGCGGCAAATTCGAGCCGCAGTTGTGCCTCGTTCCGGTTCGCGCACCAAAGTGTGTCGGACGGGGGCGAGAACTGGGAGCGAATCGACACCAAATGCGCGCTGACCGCCCGTTGACGTTCGAGATAATCCGCGACGACGACGATCCCTTGCTCCGTCACCACCATTTTGGTCGCGCCGAACGGATGGTCCGCGCCGGAGTCCAGCGGAATGATCACGCGTCGACTGTCCACCCGCGGCCACTCCGGAATGAACGTCCTGACCGCGTCTTCGTCCGCGAGGTACGCATCGTCGATCCACTCGCCGTACACGGACCCGGTGAAGTTCTCCCGCTCGCCTTCGTACTCCTGCCGGAACAACTGAGGCGGCATGGTCAGCCGCGCCTCTTCGACTTCATTCGCTCGGTACGTCGCGATGAACGGGTTATCGATCGTCCGCCACTTCGCCGCCCAGAAGCCCGGTTTCTTGTCGATCAGCGCCGGCTTTTCCACACGTTCGTAGGTCCAATCAAACCCGTCTACGGAGGAAGTAAAGAACGCAGCACCGCCAAAGTCGGTAAGGGCCGGGCGTAGATAGTCCCAAGCCAGTTCCGCCACAAACGCCGCTTCGTCAATCCACACCCAATGTAAACCCACCCCGGCGTGACCACGATCCGGATCGTCCAGGGACCTAAATTGGACAACCGCCCCGTTGACAAGGGTCAACTCCAAATGTTCTTGATCCCAGCTCGCGCACCACTCACGCGGGATCAGTTTGAGAAACGCCGGCATGGTCGCGTCGTGGAGAATTTTGTACGACGGTCCACAGATCCACCCGAGGGTATTGGGAACCAGGACCTCTTCCCGCGCGCCATGAGCCCCCACGATGGATTTCCCGCCACGACGACCCGCGAAACAACCGAGACGACGGTACACTCTGTCCGCGCCCGCGTCCGCTTTCCCACATTTCGGACACCGGAAAATCCCGTCGCTCCCGCAGTACCCGATCACCTTGCAGCAGGACGCGAATCGCATCCGGCGGGCCTTGAGGAATTCCTGTTGGTACGGGTTATAGAGCAGTGTTTTGCCAACCTCAAGGCCGACGTGAGGCGGAAGTCTCTTGCTCGCCATTTACTTGTCTCGGTGCAGCACGGACGTCCGGATCGCCGTCGCAACATGATTGGCGAGCGCCCGCGATCGGTGCTTTCCAGCGGTACAGCCGATAGCAATACGCTCGTTCGGGTGTGCCTCGGCATAATCGCGAATCTCATTCGCGCGTTCGATGAATCCCCGATCGCCGATATCGTGCGTGAGATCCCGGACGTCGAACGTCTTGTCCACGCGCTGCACCGGGCCATTCTTGAAGCCGAACGAGATGATCACGACGCCTCCGCTTCCGAAAACACGGAGAGACTCGACGTGAGGAGCGTGTCCGTAATCACCACGAACCCGAGACGGACGTCGTGATCGTCATGCACTTCGAGGACCCTGATCGCTTTCGTCGGCCCGACACGTCCGGATCTCGTCGGGTAGAACGACACATGGCGATCCTGGTCGTCATCTACCCGCGACATGCGACCAGAATTGGGGCGGTCACGCGTTGGGAGTACCCCATCGACGTTACGACGGCGCAACTCACGGTATCGACGCCACACGGAACGTGTTGGTACGTAATCTCCGTCGTCACCGGGCCACGCTCCCCTTCTATCGGCACTTCCGTATAGCGGTACCCCTCGATCGCGATTTGCAGTTTGCGATTGTCGGGATGCCGCGGGACCTGACACCGAATCCGAATCGTGTCCCCCTCGTTCAACACATGCGGGGTCACGCGAATCAAAGGTGTAACGGGTGCGGTTGACATAGATGCGGTGGAAAGCATCGTACCCATGACGAATGATGCGAGAGAGCGCATGGGACATCACCGGGACTCGTGTTCGTGTCGACGGTACGTGGACCAGGGGACCCAACCGCCGACCCGCACACCGAGGTAGATCGTCCAGCGAGTCAGGAAACCGACCGCAAGTACCGTCATCGCTTCAAAGAGAATCGCGTCTGCTTCCGCACGGGTACAGACACGCAAACACGGCCCGTCAATCACGCGGTCCTGATAGAGCCAGTCATGAATGACCGCCGCTTTCCCGTAGGTCCCCACGGGCGGTAGGAGATTCCAGAGCACTTTCGGCACGGACGCGAAATCCGTCACGAAGCCGATCGGAATCTGCACCGATTCGACGCCATCCGGCGCGCCGATGTGGTACGTAAACGGCGCGGTAATTTTCCACGTCACCCCGTCGAGGTACTCCAGTTCGAGCGGCGAGAGAAAGCCGGCCATTACGAGGACGCTCCTTCCCCGTCGCCCATGATTTCAGCGTCGATCGCGGGGGTCCCTCCGACACTGCCGGGGCGGATCTGAATCGGCGACAGGGTACTGATCCCTTGTGGGAGTTCCACTTGCACCTTCAGCGCGAACCCGACGCCGATCACCCCGTCGACCTTCACGGCTTCGTGGTTCTTGAAAATCCCAAACCCCTTCGCCGCGGCGATCGTCATTTCTCGCGCGGCCGGGGTGAGGGTCAGGGTCGTGCCGTCGCGCTCACTCAACACGGCCGCGACATTGCCCACAATCTGTTCGGGGAGGGACAGTTCGATCTGGTCTTCCACGCCGAGCAATTCCCGCTTCAGCCAGCCGTGCTTGTTCGCCCGCTTCACATAGGTGGTGATGGTGTCCTTCGGGACGCCGATCGTGTCGCTGATTTCCTGGAGCTTCAGTCCCTGCGCCTTGAGGCCGACGTAGGCCATTGCGATTTTGTAGACCTTCGTGTCCTTCGGCGGCTTCAGATGCCGCTTCCGGATACGGGGGGTGTCAGTGGTCGAGGGAAGGGCCGGTGTCGACGCGAGGGTACTGATCGCTGAGGAGTCATCAGGACGACAAGGCCCGTCCGACGACAGAACGCGCGAGGAAGGCGCGGGAAGCGAGAGACGCTCAGCAGTGGACATCCGGGGGACCCTCCCTCAACCGAGTGCATCATGGCATGTCGGTACGACACTTGCAAGGCCGGTGCATCATCCATGCAGACATGCACGCTCAGTGCCATCGTGAATGATCGCTTGCAGCAGGGGGTGTCACCCCGGCAGGTACGGTTGGAGTTGTCCGCGCGGGGGGTCCGCTGGCGGTACGGGTTCACCAGGGTCCAGGGACCGCGAGAACGGGTCAGGAACCTCCGGCGGGCCGGGTTGAAGCCGTGTGAGGGATGTGGACACGGGTACCTGATCGCCGATCATTCACCCCTGTGTCCTGAGTGTCTGGTCGCGAAATGGACCGGGGGTCCCTCATGAGCCGGCGGGGGTACTCCGGCAATGTGGGCGGGTCACATCCGGACTCGATACGGGTGTCCGGGTTCGCGCTGTCCTCGCCGGGTGCGTTCAGTCGGACCACTCCCGCTCAGTACGCCTACCTCAAGGCCAGGGAAACAGCCACTGACACCTGCAACCTGTGCGGCGCTCCCGCCCTGTACAAACACTTCCCGAGGAGCCGCCAGGGGATGACCCTACCTCCGGTCGGTCGCTGCCGGTTCCACAAATCCTAAACTGTACAGTTTCTAGACCCCCCATACTGGTTTCCCGGCTCTGGATAATCAGTACACACGAATTCCCTCAATGAATCCGGGGTCCTTCCGCACTTACCATACTGATTTTCCCCCTTCTCTTGTACTAAGCAGACCATACGGTTTGTCTGAGAAACCGGCTTTTATCAGTATGAAACAGTAGGTAAGTACAAGAGAACAAAGGACGGACGGATTTAACTTTATCAAGTGAGAATTTCCCGATATCCATATGGGGAAAGTGGTGAAACTGTACAGTTTCCTGGTACTGATCGCTGAGAACTGTACAGTTTCACCCTTCCTAGAAACTATAACCTTTTGAAACTGTACAGTTTCAGTGTGTCATCCTGCCCGCCCTCCTGAAACTATAACCTTTTGAAACTGTACAGTTGTCACTGTAGAGCTGCCTTCTGAAGAAAAAATCGATCGGCAACGACATGTGCATGCCACTGCACACTCCGGCCGCGGGGAGCCTACCCACTCCCTGTCTGGGTTCGGGTGGAACCCGCTACAGTAGCCGTATTGTGTTGATTCGATTGAACTTACATAGTTGCCTTGTGTCTGTTGTGTCGTATCTGAGTACTGATCAGTACCCACCTGAGCCGCGTTTCAGTGAGCCAGGAGGCGGGAAGTGATGACCGGGGAGATCGCGCTAGGTGACTGTAACAGAGGCAGTTACCGCGTGTTCGAGTGGGAAGCGGAGACGTGGAAGGACAGGGAGGAAGGTTGAGTGATTATGAGACTAGCTGAGCGGAGGATATCGGGTACTGATCAGTGATCGACCAGTACCCGGTAAGTGACGGGTGAGAGGGTGGAAGGTCCGGTACTGATCAGCGATCGGCGCGCACCTGGATTGTATTACGCCCGGTTACTGCCAATAACGATCGACCTGTCGCACATAGATCGAACGGCATTCGCCGGCATCGATCGCACCGATCTAGGTGGTTGTGGAAGGTGTCAACCGGGTCTACCGGCGGTACCAGCTTGACCGCGTACAGCGCTCGGATATGGTTCAGCGCGTCCGGTTTGTCCGCCCGCAGAATGGCGATCGTGTCGGTCACAAGGTCCTGGTCGTTCATGGCTACGTGTTCTCCAAAATGGCGCGTTTACCCTCACGCAGCGTCGCCACTGCCCCGAGGTACTGCACGCCGGCAAAGGTCCGGATCGTGACGTGGTACGGGTACGGGCCGGCCGTGGGCTCGTGCCACTCGACGATGCCGCGGTTTGCGATCGTGAAACTACGTCGTTTCCGCATGGATACCCCCTTCCAGGAGATCGCCCGTTGTCGGTTCCGGTTCGTCGACCGTGGGTACTTCCCAGCGTCCATCTGTCAGTACCTCCCCCGCGTCGATATGCGCCTGACGTTCGCGCGCGTTTGACTCCTGTCGCCATGTCGCCTGTAGCGCGACGAACCGCCGGTAAAATTCTGCACGCGGTATCCGTGTGGCGTCGTACTCCAGGGCGATCATTTGGTTCCGAAGTGAATCCGACATCATCGCGACATTCAACCAAAAACGGATGTCTTCGATCGGTGCGGTGCGTTTGTAGTACGCGAACAGTTGATCGGGGGACAAGGTCGACGGATCGATCGTTTCGGTCACGCGTGGCTTGACCGCTCTGATCGTTTGATGACAGGTCGGACATACGCTCATTGTCGGTACCTCAGAATGCGAAATTCGCCGCGCCAGTGGGTGCCAGCGGTTTAGGTTTTGGAATCAAGCGATCGTGCGCTCCGCCGGGAGTATCGATGTCGGGTACTGAGGGAATAGGTACCACCGGGGCATCGTCCTCACGCTCGAGCCAGCCGATCGCCGACAGGATCAATCGCCGTGCGGTGTGGAGGGTGTTGAGTACTCGGATATCCAGATCCGCACGCGCGACCGCGATCGGGTACGTGTGGTCCGCCAGCTTCAGATCGTCGAGTGACAGCGTTGCCGTGCAACCGTACGCGACGACGAAACCGAGAACACGAAGGCCGTACCCCTGAAGCGATTCTTCAGGGGTACCGGCTGACAGGACAGGTAACGCGGGATAGCCGTCGCGCCGCCGACTCCGCCCTAGTTCCTTGCTCACGCGTCTCCCTTGTTGATGTCAAACAGCATCAGCCACTTCGGGCCAAAATTGTTGCGCACTTGCTGTAGTGGCCCTGGCACGCGTGCATACATCCAATCGTCAAGCAGGGCTGACTTCCAGTTGCGACCATGCTCTGATGCGTATTCACGTAAGGCTGTTAGCTGTTCTTGTGTCGGCTCGCCTAGTTCTCGACCAGTCCAGGTATCGTATTGGCCCAATTTACTTCTGCTCCTTCTTGGGGAAATCTGGTTTGCAGGCATGGCGGCCATTACGCTGCTACCAGCTTCGCGCCGCGGGCGAGCACCTTTGCTGCTAGCAAGTCGAGCGTAAAACGATCGTTCTGGTACTGCCCGTCCTGGCTGGCGCGTGTGGTCCCTTGTGCGATACCCCAGAACGACCGTGGAGACACTGACTCGGTTTGCTCGCACGACAGATACGCCGCTTCTGCTTGATCCTTCTGGTACCCGATCG